TTTTCTTTTCAAGAGATGAAATTGTATATCCTTGGAATTGGGAAATTGGACTGTATGTACGTTCGCAAGTTCCTGTAACAATAACTGTTCCTAAGAACTTTAAATTGGTTCCAAAAACTGGGCCCGATTCCAGAATTGATATAGTATTTGGAATGTTTCCTATGGTTCTGATAGTTCATGAGATTGTCGAAGCTGATGATATCCTGCCAGATTTTGACAAGTATGTCGGTAAAGATTTCGCGGATAAAATGTCAGGGTTTATGAAAAATTGTCAGAAACCTGACCCTGTAGACCAGAAGCCTAGCAACTACAAAATTCTTCCAGGAACTATTGTATTCTCAAGAGATCCTTTAACTTGGGAAACGCATGAATCTCCTGAAACAAGGAGTATTGTCGTATTAAAACTTATACAAAGTGGTGATAATAAGCAACTTAAAAGTATGAGTTTAAAGAGTACAACGATGTGTCCTAATTGTAATTTAAGACGTTTACCTGAGCATGATAAAAACGGCAAGGATAGTGCAAACAATCCTTATAAGTTTTATGCTTATGTGAGCATAGAGAAATAAAAAAAATAAGTAGGGGGAGAAATCCCCCATACTTACTTCTTGGTTCTCTTGAACCAATATACATCTTCGTCAAAATATTCCATGGTAGATGACGAATCTGTGTCAATTATCTTAACACTCGATAATGAGTCGAGCTTGATAATTGTTATAGTCTTGTTTGTATTCTCAGATTCTTTCTTATGAGAATAAGATTTCTTCTGATCCGCTGCTACAGCGACTGAAATAATCGCAAGTAATAGTAGTATCTTTTTCATAACACCTCTTTTGTTAATGTCATAATAAGATATATACATGAATAATCTATTGTTTCATAAAATATCCTATCGAAAACACACTAATGTAATTATTTATTAAGGAGCTCTGATGGAAGATCTTCGTCTTGAGATTAAAAGATCTGCCTATTATATCTATGGGTATGAGCTTGGAACTGCTAGAATTCTTGAGAGATCTCTTGCAGTATACGATTATATCTCAAAGAAATATACTCATTTTGGATTCGTTTATGATGAAGAGAATAAAATTCTCAAGATTCCATCTACTATCGACATTCAATTCATACTTGATAAATTTTGTTCAGATGGTATTGTTATAACAAATGTTACCGATAAGAGTAATGAATACGTTAGCAATCGTCGAACTTTGAGTGTTACATGTAATGCTGTACCAAGAGATAGGTATCAAAAAGAATCTGTAGATTTCTTGGTTGCAAAAGATTCAAGTGATAGTCATAAAGCGCATAGATTACTAACCCTTGACACAGGATTCGGTAAGACAGTTTGTGCAATTATGGCATGTCATAAACTACAAATGCCGTCAATTATAACATCGGTTAGTTTATCAAATCAATGGGTTGATCGAATTCAAAGTTTTACAAATGCTAAACTTGGAGAAGATCTAATCTATCTTAAGACTTGGAATGATCTTGATAAACTTATGACAATGAAACATCCTCCAATGGCGATGTTTTACGTCATTGGACTTGATGCAATGGTTGCAGGATTACGTAGAGATAGTGATATGTTGCACAAGTTCTATGAAAAGTTTGGAATCGGAATTCAAATTTTTGATGAAGTTCATGCTCATTTCTTGAAGATATTACAAGTTCTTGTAAACACATCTGTTGAACGTGTAATGTTTTTATCTGCAACTCCTGAACGTAGTGATAAAGCTCAAGATGCATTGTATAGAAAGATCTTTAGAGATAATGTTCAACAGTATGGACATAAAACTCATGAGGTTTCAAAGTTCAATGTAATCATGGCTAGATATTCCACTAAACCTGGAGTAGGTGATATGTGGAAGATTCAACCAAGACGAGGAGTTCATAGTTCTAATTACTTCAAATACATGTTTAGATATGAGTCCAGAACGCGTATAATCTACGACTATATAACATTCTTTGTTAGTAAAATATTCCGTATACATGGATATGATAAATCCAAAAAGGTTATAATATTCGTTCAAAGCTTAGATGGTATTAAAATGCTAAAGAAAGCTTTGGAAGGAACTACATTTCCTGACGGATTTAAACCATCTATAGGTTATTATACTGGCGAAAACAAGAAGGATCGACATCAAGAACTTGAAAAGAATGTCGTGTTTACAACAATCGCGAATAATATGGGACTTGACGTTAAGGGACTTATAATGGTTATTAATTTTATACCATTAAGTTCTGATCAACTCCTTAAACAGATTCGCGGTCGTGTAAGAGATCCTGAAGGATGGTATGTAGATATGTGTGATGAAGGATTTGACGGAATTGTTAGACAGCGTGATAAACGTCTTGTTAATCATATCAAGAATACTAGATCTTTAGTTTATTATGAATATGTAAACGGTAAAATAATCAAAGCAAATGCTTGATATAATTTCCTTTGGAGAGGTTGGAAATGATAAAAAGCGTAAATGACGTGTTGTACAGGAATTATAGATTTAAAGTATCATTATCTATATTTGGAGACGATGGTCCCGAAAAGAAAGATGATAAATTTAAATCTAGGAAATTAGTAACAATTTCTAAACCTGCTAATAACCTTGATGGAAATTCATTATATTTTGACACGTTTAGTCGTGGAATTATCGGCCTTTATGCATTAGATAAAGAGAATAAGGTTTCTGAGCAATTTCATATTTCTCAGAGATCTTATCATGAATTACTTGAAGCAATGCGAATTTGCAATGAATGGTTGACTTCTAAGAAGTATAAACACCTATTCAATACAGATCCTGAAACAGGCATTGTTAAAAGTTTAGGACATCCTGCACCTTATAATCCTTCAGTATTCAAAAATCAAAATGAGTACATAAGATTCTATCCAGCTGTAGTTAAAGACTATGATGGATTGAGTTATGAAGGTGTCGCAATAAGGACTCAGAAAGGATATCTAACTCAGCTAACCAATATGGATTTTATGGTTTTTTATAAATCATTAAAGACTTACTTGGACAATTCATATGCTAGCAATTTGAATTTGCTTACATTAGGCGTATTGTTAAATCAATTGAAAAATAAACCTAATGTTTAGAGTATATATACAATATTGATAGCGAGTGGTGATTAACTTGGAGAGAGGTTTATTATGCACCATGTACCAATAAAAGTTACACGAATATTCGGCGATGGAGGAGTTCTTAAAGCTTATAGTTTTGAGACTCAAACTCGTAGAATAATCATGAAACGATATCATAAGATAGTATTAAGAGGAATATACTATATCTTTATGGGGGAATTCACCGATGAGAGTGAAGTTCCAAGTGTAAACTGCGCGTATATTTATAACGAGCAACTGATTTTCAATACCGTTTATAGAGCAAATATTCCTCAAGAGTCGAAAGCTAGTAAGATAAAGATGCCCGAAGGCAGACTTACTGGCGATGATACGATATTGAAACTTTCTATCAATAACGATGATGATTACCTTATGGTACTCATGAAAACATTGTTAATGAAGAAAAATGTCACCGTTGGAGAGTTTAAATCTCTATATGGTGAAGAGAGAAAAACTGATATGAATAACGATAAAAGTAGACTTGAAAACAAGAATACTCTATCGTGGAATAAGTTTTCATATCTACTACATTTACTCGGTCATGAGTTCGCCCTTGACATCTATGAGAAGGATGAGGATAAACAATGAATTTAGATTACAGAACAATGTTTAACACGGTTATCGGACCAGTGTTGAACTATTTTGGATTCCATATGAATAACGATGGTATCCTCCAACAGATCGGTGGAACTCAGGGTATTACCTACAACGGTAAACATTTCTACGTTCCTTCTGATGGATTCGATCACTTTGCAACAAAGGATTCGAAACTTGTCACAATATTCGCTCCTTTCAAAATTCGTGAGCATACAATCATTCTATCACAATTCCTTTGTCGTGCTCTTAGTAATAAGTTCCGCGATGAAGAAGATGTTATTGAATACAATAGCAACGGCGAAATGATTGATATTGTGAAACTTGTCAAACGAAATCCCAAAGATAGTGATAAACTCCCTGCAATGTTTCATGGAGTGATCTATGAAATCTGGTGTAGAGATGATACAGATGTCTTAGGTACAGGAATTGATCATGATGGAAATGATATCAAAGCTATTGTAATGGCTATGATAATGGTTCTTTCAAAATATTCACATTTGGTTGACAAAAATCCGAACTATGATAAGATCTTCCGTTATATTGAGAAGGTTGAACTCAACAAAGAAGAAGAGATTGAACTTGCTCGTAATCAATTCTCATCCAATAATACGAATATCGATCTTGGCGGCGAAGCTAATGATGGATTTGAAATTGTTGAGTATGAAGAAGTTGAAGAAGATCTTGATACAACTATGGAGATCAAAAGTTCTCCTAAATCTTCGTTCGACGATTCAAGTGTTTACGATGAGATCGAATTCTAAAATTGAAGAGTGGGGTTATTCCCACTCTTTTTTTTCTATAGTTCTGAGTTAAACATACTAATATAGGTATTATAAAACGGAGGCAACATGGCTGAAACTAGCGGTGAGAATACGACAAGTGTTCCAACTAGAGAATATAAACCACTAACAGTTGGTGAAGTTAAAACTGATAAAAATTCATACTTCTCGACAGTTATGGATACATATACTGAAGACTACTCTAAAGATTCGGGTTCTAAATCTGGAGATGCGGTAGCTTCTCAAAGTAAGTTTAAAAGTAAAGTTAAAGAAGTTACTGAAACTGTAAACAATGGTAATTTCTTTAAGAAACGCGGTATTAAACTTGGTAAACTTAGTGGTAAGAATCTAAAAGGGTTCCTAGACGCAGTATCTAGTGTTGATAGTATGAAAGCTCTCACGAAAGGTAAGATTACAGGACTATTTAAAGATGTTGATCTCACATCCGGTTCTAAAGTTCGTAATTTAGGACTTGGCGCTCTTATGGATACTCTTGGAGGATTAGAAGCTGTAGGAGGTGCTCTTCTAAGTAAATTTGGAGGATTCTTATTAAGTTTCTTAGTAATCCCTGACCAAGTGTATCTTGCAACACTTATCGCATTGGATAAAGCTGGTTCGGATTTAGAAGCAAACGATTGGTATATCCGAAAAGTTATTCTTAAGCGTGATATAACGTGTGCATTAGAGTGGTGGAATAAGGAGTGGGATATAACATATTCTGGGTTATCAGATGATGCATTCTACTCAGATCCTATGATTTCCGCAAGATCTGGCGCATTTAAAAACGTTAAACTCATTTTAGACGAAATGTATTCAAATTATAATGAACTGATGACTCTTTATAAAGCTGTCGATACGACTGAAATTCGCACAGCCGAAGATAATGTAAATAAAATCATTGAAGAGTTAAAAGGTGCTGATGCATCTAAGCCTGAATACATCGTAGGATATATGGATTCTAGAGGAATCGCATTCATTGAAGATCTAAAATCTTTGAATCTTGGATTCATAGGAATGAAAGTCTACTATACTGATGCTACATATTCAACTATGTCTACAGGAAATGCGGTGACCGGGTTCTTTAGAACGGTTGATTCATATATAACTCAGTATGATACTATAAACGAGAAATTTAAAGTATACAAAACAGTTCTAGAAACTGCTAAAGATAAGTATGAACTTGAAACTATAAAGTATCTTGATCCTGCAAATCAGATATACAATTACATACTGACTGTTATGAAAAATACAATAGTTTGTGGATTTAGCGGGTTTACTGTAAAAGAACTTAAAAAGTTGATGGATGCCTATAATATAAAACCTTGTTGGTTTGGCGATAATGATGAAACATATCGCAAAAGATATCGTATTTCAGAAGGCGATATTGATATCATAGCTCCATTCTATAGACCTGTGAATAAAGGTGCTCTAGCAACTATTGCGACAATATCTAAAATTTCATCAAGATTTCGCAAGGAAAGAACTAAACGGAATCAAGATTCTGAATCGGATTCATGGTTTATTGATCCTAGAAATAAACAAATAAAACGTTTATATTTGCTACTTGCAGATGAAGGAACTTACGGAACCAAGGACTCTCTTATTCATAAGAATCTTGCAAATCGATTGAAGCACAAAATTACTACAGTGTGGATGGAAGCTTTGGATGAAGGTCTTGCAGGATTATTGCCTAAGCAAGTTACAGATTTTGCAGAAGGTTGGTGGAATGCAGCATATGCTTATACTAAAGAAGTTGAACCTTTCTTAGTAAACCCTGCTACATGGATGGCAATTAAACTTGCGGATACAGATGTAATTACTGACCCAAGAGATTATGTTCCATCTACACCTACAACAAAAATTAAGAGCGCGATAGATATAATTAAAGATATGTTAAAGTTGTTGTTGAAATACAAGATTATAACTGAAAACTCTATTACCGGAAATTATCCTACAAAAGTCTCTGAACTTGATGAACTTATCGATCCTGTGGTATCAGGTACCGATACATCAACCGTTATAGGTGAAATTGCGGACGATAGTAAAGATCCTGATTTTGATCCAAAGATTGTTGAAGAAATGATAATAGATAAAATAAAAGGAGATATTTATAACTATATAGATCTAAATATCGAATTAATTTATTCTACTCTGATACAATATATCAAAAACAACACCTATACTACAGAAGTATTGAATACAACTTCTTTGGCGGATCTTCAGAAACTTATTAAAAGTGAACTGATTGCTTCCGGTCTATATACACAAGTTCAAAATAATTCTGATGATTTGTTGAAATTAAAACTAATGATGAGTGAGATGCAATCCACAATCAATGGTGTTATTTCAGGAACTATCAAAATTCAAGACATTAAAACCCTTACCGAGTATATTACGATTATAAACAATCGTATTGATAGCGGGGATGTCAATGTTGAATGGCCGAAAACTCAAATTACTATAGTTAATACGAATATTATTAATCAGATTAATAATTTCATATATGATGGTAAAGATTTCCTTGGCGGAAAATCATTTGAACAGTTATTAAAAGAGATGGAAGCCCTTACCAATGATGGTAAAACTATCACAAATAAAATGCAAGATATGTTTAACATATTGACCATTAAGATTAATGATATTATCACTAAAATTGATAAAGGTATTTCTGTAGAGATTAAAACTATTAACGACATTCTTGATGAAATTCAAGAAGAATTGGATAAGAAAATTGATTTAACGGATATTACTAAGGTTCTCAAAGAAATGGGAGTCGAAAATATTGAAGATTATATCGATGAACTTAAAGATCTAGTTGATGCAAATAAGAAACTTAAAGATGTTGATCCTGATTACTATGATTTTGACGTGACAAATCCTACAAAAAAGACTATAGAATCTGTAAGAGATGAAGCGATTAATGGCGATGGTTTTGTCAAACTTGAATATATGTGGGTTGGACATAGTAAATATGGAATCCCTGTGATTAGGAATGATGTTGGTGATATTACAAATATGGATACAGCATTTGTAAACTATCAATAAAAATATGTATAGTGGGGATATTCCCCACTATACTATTTATTTAGACAATTTCTTCTGTAACAACTGTTACAAATTCGATAACGTCAATTTTGATATAATCAACAACTACAGTGCGTTCATAATATCTACGCATTCTTTTTCCGGTAGTTTTATCGATATACTCATATTTATTCTGCTGAGGAGCACCTGCAACAGCGATAGTATCGTACAAGTCAGCATCTGTTTTAAATATAGCAATATTTGCATCCGACACGTCAAGTGTACCTTTAAGAATTGCACCAAATGTTCTACCATCTGTCATTCTGAATTCAAACCGTTCATATTTATCGACGAAAGACGCTTTATCTTTTCCAGATTCAATATGCTCACAGTATCGTGAAACATCTGCTGGGTGACGAGCAAATGGAGTATTTTCAGGAATTTTTGAAAATACGTAACCAGCGCCACTATACGCTGGAGTATTAAACTTCTTAGTTGAGATAGTATTAATATACGCTGCAGGAGTCATTGTAACCTCACTGTTGGAGAGTTGATTTATTTATACATTACTATGTTTTCTGTAATATCATTTTATTGATGTCTATATTAAGTGATGATAATAAACTTAATAAAGGTGGATCAAATGATTAAAGAATTATTTGAAGCGATGATGAGAGAGATTAAATCTCTTGCCATTAATTTAAAATAAGAGCCTTCGGGCTATTTTTTTTATTATTTAAATCGAATTTATGGTTATATATTTAATTATGAGTAGATGTATATTTATATGTATATCTGCTTAAACAATGTATTGATAAATGATTAGTTTTTTCGCTGATTAATAATCATTTATCAATCAATTGTATGTCTAGATACATTTGATGTTGCTGTAGAGTTCCAACTAGCTTCTACGATTCCAGTCGTGTGAATGGATAAAGTTGGTCATTATAACCCGCCTAGACAGGGTGCGATCAGATGTGTTGAGTCTAGTCTGAGTATTCGTAAATAATAATTACTCAACCCAAATCCATAGATGAGTCCTATGGTGACGGACATTTTTAGTGGACCATCACTTACCGTACCAAGATGGTTTTCGCAACATCGTACGGTCGAACGGTGCGAGAGATAGGAGGGCGGTTATTCACCCTCCTTATTTTTTTAACAAGGAGATATTTATGAAAGTTATTTTATCAATCTTAGTATTACTCTCAAGTATACTGTGTCAAACGATGCCAACGTATGATAGATCTTCATGGGGAACTTGGATAGATTCCGATAAAGATGGTCAGAATACAAGACAAGAAGTTTTGATTCGAGATAATATTGCATCTTCGGAAAGTACTACATATGTCAATGGAAAGATTGTTAAAGGAATGTGGATAGATATCTACAGTGGAGATACTATTAGAGGTGCAAGTCTTATAGACATTGACCATTTTGTTCCAGTATCTGAAGCGAATATGTCTGGCGGGTATCTTTGGGATAAGAATAAAAAGATTAATTTCTTCAATAATATTAGCGATACAAAACATTTACATGCTGTGTCAATCGCTTCGAATAGGTCTAAGGGTGCCAAAGATCCATCTAAATGGATGCCTAAAATAAACAAAGATTCCTATATAATTGATTGGGTAACTGTCAAATATAAGTGGGGATTGAAGATGGATAAAGAAGAATATGATTTCATTATATCATATTTGAATACAAAATTCCAATAAATATGGTGAGGATTCGTCCTCATCTTTTTACATTTTTGAACTTCGTTTTGAACTATATATTTAATTATGAGATAGTATAACAATAAAACAACAATTGGAGAAATATATGTCTATTTTTAATCTAAAAATTACCAAATTCCCTGAGCGACTCCGTATAGCTTTGTCAACTGAAGCTAACCCTGATACATGGTTCAGACCAGAATCAACTGTTCCTGGGAAACTTGAAATCTTTTCAAATGTTGAGTTCTCAAATGAGGGTGAACTCGTAAATATTAAAAGTGTGAATGACGAGATTGTATCATTCAAATTGACCAAAAAAGGTGAGTCTTTAATATCTCAGTATGCGGATGAAAACATCTCAACAGGAGACTGGAAGACGTTACGAATAAACAATTTAACCGGTGAGTTATGCGATGAAACAGGAAATTATCAAGCTTGAGGGTGACAAATTCTTTGTTCTAGAGAATGGACATCCAAATAAAGAAGTTTCATATGAGCCTATCGTTGAGAATAACGATGGGCTCCTCGCAGTTTTAATTCGAAAAATCAGAGAGCTCGAACCAAATCTTAATCCCGGAAGTTATTTTATAACTTTCGGTAATAGATTCAAAGTCCTAAATGGCGAACTCTCTATTTTCAAACTTTAATTTTTTTTCTTAGAAAGAAGGATATTATGTCAAAACAAGTAATTACTGTTGAACAATTCAAATCATTGTTCAAGGCATGTAAAGATCCAATCGATACTACAGCTCAATTCAACAGTCTTTTGATCGCAAATGGTATTGATACTCCTGAACGTGCTGCATCATTTATTGCGCAAACTGCTGTTGAATCCGGTAACTTTACAAGATATGTTGAAAATCTTAACTATTCTGCACCGCGTCTTCTTGAAATATTTCCAAAATATTTTACTCCCGAACAAGCGGTTAAATATGCTCGCAATTCTCAGGCTATTGCGAACAAAGTATATGGGCGTGCTAATCTTGGTAATGGAAATGAAGCATCTGGTGACGGGTGGAAGTTCCGTGGTCGTGGAGCAATTCAAATAACTGGTAAATCTAACTATACTGCTCTTGCAAAATCTTTGGGTAAAACTCTCGATGAAACTACAGTATATTGTGAGACTCTTGAAGGTATCTTCCGGTCAGCTATTTGGTTCTGGAATGAACGTGGAAATTGTAATTCGTATATTGATAAGAATGACATCAAAGGTCAGACTAAAGCGATAAATGGCGGATATCACGGTCTTGAAAAGCGTATTGCCAATTATACAAAGTTGCTCCCGATCGTAAAAAAGAATCTTGCGTAAATTATATAGTAGGGGAGAGATCCCCTACTATCGATTTTTCAATTTTATTTTTGAGTATATATTTAATTATGAGTAGAGATATAGTAAGTTTTTCTATGGTTCTACAAATAAACAAATAACGTGGAGGCGTGTATGGGTCGTATAGCTAATGTTACCGAGAATGACAAAGGGATTATTCTAGATCTTTTAAAATCTGGGAAATCCGTTAAACAGGTTTGTGTACAACTTAAAACTTCGAAAGAAATTGTTGAAAAAGTTGTAGGCATTGAGTTAAGATACTATTCGGGAGGAAGATCAAAGTTTTACGCAGACGTAAGAGATGCATATGCTCTTAAAATGAGCTTCTCAGATATGTGCATAATGTTTGATGCAGAAGCTGGAGACTTGAGAGATTACTTCAAACGGTTTAACATTCCGATGCATTTCGGAGATGAAGAAACTCTTACAGAAGGAATTTCGATCGAACAAATGGATCGAATTGAAGTTATTACATACAAAGATGGGTGCATAAACCCTGTATCAAAAGCTTCATTTCCAAATATCTTTGAAGCATCTAAGGTGACAAAGATTCCTGTTACAAAGATTTTGAACTGTATAGACACTCAGTTGAATGTATCAAGAACAGGTCATGATACCGTTTGGATGAGTTTCAAAAAGGTGAAACTTAATGAATCTATGAACGTTGCAACTCTTGAGGAGATGTTCAAAGTTGAACCAAAAGATATTATTAAAACTTTGACAACTAAGAAGAAAAATCGTATTATTGACGATTCTGAACGATTACGTATTGGTGATCATATAGATCAAAGTAAAAAACAATACGGGCTTTCAACACTTACACCTGAAGAAAAGAATCGACAAATTGATAAATTTCCGGGAGCATTCATTGCTGGTCCGAAATCTAAAGATGTGCCAATTGATTTTGATTTCTCAGGATTGTATTCTCCGGAACCCGAGATTATTAAGAATAAACTTAAAGTCGGACTTGTTGTGAAATCAATCGCAAAACTTGAAGATTGGGTTGTGATTCTCGAAGTAACAAGAGAAGGTGCGGTTGTAATTGCGAATGAACCATCTCTTAGAGAAGCTATGAGAGTGGCTGTTTTAGATACTGCTGATTTTGACAAGTCTACAGTTTACAGACGTATCCGTGAAGATGATGTTAAGCCTTATAACGGGTATATCTTCGCATCTGCTGGAACCGTTTCAAAATACATTTAAGGAGTTTATTATGGAAAAATCTATAACTGTCGATGAGGTCAATGATCAGATTGATATTCTGAGCGGCTTATACAATAATGTGAAGCATTGTGCATTTAGAAATGATTATGAAGGTGCTCACACGTATGAGGATAAACTCTCAAAAGAATCAATGCTTCTAATTGTATCAGTCGCAAAGTCGAATGAAATTGTCGATGCGATGAAAATATTGTATATTAAAACAATTGCTAATATTTCAATTTCAACATCAAGTGTTAAATTTACAAGATATTGTGCATAACCAGTACCAATTCACGTAGGTGTAAATCGAATGTTTTACACCTATATTATAAAACAAAATAAGGAGCTTATTATGGAATTTACTTACGACCCAACAAAACCTGCTACCGCAAATTCAAATGGTGATGTTAAAAATTATGAAATCATTACCGGGGTTGATATCTTTATCATCCCTAATGTACAAAGTCATATAAGAGCGGAAAATGAAACCCGTCCGACACGTCAATATCCTTTGTGGGATATGAAAGTTTATGATAAGGATCTCGACAAAGATGGTCGAATCGAAATTTCCGCGGGAGAGGACGTTGTCCAATGCTGGATCACAGGTCTTGGTTCAGAGAACTGGCAGGATCATTTCATTCCCGATGAAGTTCTTCCTGGAAATGGTGCTCAGTATGAGCAGGATGATTTCCCATGTAAACGGATGAATACGTATTTTCCTCGCGAATATTTCGAAGGAAAGCTTGAGGGCGATACAATTGAATTGAACGTTCTTGGGAACAAACTTGTGATTACTCTGAACCAAATGAAATACCGTTATCGTAGATTTGGAGAATTCCATACAGTTCTTCGGAGTGTATGATTATAAAAGATGGGAGTTAATTCTCTCATCTTTTTTTTTATTTCTTGAAATGGCGGTTGGATTATATATAAGATAATGGATATAAATGTAAAATGGCTTAAACATTGAAACGTAACAAACTTAAGGAGTTTAGTAGAATGAGTTCAAATTATACTGACGACCATATCGTAGAGCTTTCAGAATTAGAAGCTCTAAGAAAACGTCCAATGCTGAATGGTAAGATTGGTCTTGACGGTGTATTTCACCTATTACAAGAGGTTTTTGCAAACTCTATTGACGAATTTATTGTTGGCTTTGGCGATACGATCGACATCGAAATAAATACAAATATCAACCCACTTGGTCCAGTATTCACTGTTAGAGACAGAGGGCGCGGAATTCCTCAAGGTAAACTTGTAAGAATTCTTACGAAAATGAATACTTCTGGTAAAATGGGAGATATTGCCGGTCAAGAAAATTCAGGTTATCAAATATCTGGTGGCGTTAATGGTGTAGGAATAACTCTTGTGACAGCGGTATCTAGAAACTTTGTAGCAACTTCCAAAAGAGATGGCGAATCTCATACTGCAAAATTTGATGCCGGTGTCCAAATAGAACCTGTTCACATTGAGAAATATAATGGGCCATCTGGAACTATAGTGAGTTGGATCCCTGATATTGAAGTTATGAGAGAAATCGATATCTCGAGTAAACGTTCAGAATATCGAAACTTTATTGAAGTTACATCAATGGTAACTCCTGGAGTAAAACTTACTTTCAAATGGAATGATGAAAAGGCTGAAACCTTTTATCATCCAAATGGAGTTGTAGATTATTACAATAAAGAACACAAACGTCGTGATCTCAAACCTATCGGAAAACCTTGTAATATTTCATATATTAATGATCGTCGTACTGTAGGGTATAACATCATGTTTGGGTTTACTCAAAAAGGTGCCGGAAACATTTCATATGTGAATGGTATCTTTACAAAAGATGGTGGAGAACACGTCAAATCTTTGTCAGAAGCAATGGGAATTCTAACATCCCATCTCAATAAATGTAATTACATTCCTAAATCTCTTCTCGGTAAAGTGAAAATTACTGGAAATGAGATTTCAGATTGTTTATTCTTTATCGTGATTGCTGAACAACAACACGCTGAATATAGATCTCAACAGAAAACCGAGTTTACTTCTCTTGAATATCGACCTACGGTAGTTCCTATCATTAAGGAAGAGATCAAGCGTTGGATTGAATCTGATAAAGAATCAATTGATAAAATCGGACAATATTGTGCAAAACTAGCGATTGCAAAATATGAAGCGTCTAAGATTAAGAATAACATTCTTAAAGCAGGATCTTCAAGCCGTACAGATCTTTTCCGTAAAATCGATGTTAAGAAGTTCTCAGACTGTAACAAAACTGATCCTGAACGTGGGGAAATATTCCTTTGCGAAGGAGATTCAGCAGCAGGTACAGTGAGATCTGCCCGTGATCGTGACTTCCAAGCAGTGTATGCACTTCGTGGTAAAGTTAAAAATGTTATTAAAAGTGAAGAGTTTTCGGATGAGTTATTTACTCTTGTTGAAATTCTCGGAATAGGATATGGTAAAGATAAAGATATTCGTAAACTTCGGTATAAAAGAATTATTATTCTTACAGATGCGGACGTTGACGGGTATCATATTTCATCTTTACTTGTGGCATTCTTCCACACTCACTATCCGGAATTGATTGCAAATGGTAACGTATTTATTGCGAAACCGCCACTGTATACTCTTTCTACAAAACAAGGTGATGTATTTATATCATCTCAAAGAGAACTGTATAAAATCATGAGTGAGAAAGCTATTAGAGTTTTCGATATCATCGATAAAGATGGAAGAATTCTTCCAAAAGGCGTTGCGAGAGAATATATTAAAAATCTCCCGTACTACTCTGAACAGATTCTCGAACCTATGGCAGAAAGATTATCTATCGATCCATTGCTTCTTGAAGCCATCGCGATGAATTTCAAACAAATTATGGCAGGTAAAACCAAATGTCTCGAAACATATGGTTTTGTATGCTCAACATTTGAAGTTCTCAAAAATGGTAATAGAAAAATGAATATCGGTAGAGGATATGAACAGTATTATATTCAGATCGATAGAGAGTTTATGACTAATATCATAGCTCCAATCGTTAAATACATTACTGAAACTATCAAACTTTGCAGAATTCGACTTGTTGGTCGTGGAACTAAGTTGAGATATAGTGAGTTTTATTATAATCAAGGTAAGCTTGTGAATAATAGTTTCTTCAGTAGTTCAGCTGGTTCTGATGTAAAACGTAGTAAAGGACTTGGAGCCAATACTCCTGAGGAGCTTAAGATTACATCAATGGATCCAAAAACAAGATGCCTTATAAAACTAGTAGCTACAGACCCTGTTCATACTTCTGATTGGATTCGGTATTTGTTTACGAATTCTGACCAGAAGAAACAGATGTTTATAGATAATAGTGCTGACTAATCCAAGAGGATGGTGCATCGTTTGCACCATCCTATCTTTCAAAAGCTATCGTTGAGTATATATCTAACTTTAGCAAATATATAACCATTTATCGAGAGGTTTTAAATGGCTGAGGAAAAAGATGATGAAGTCAAAATGGCGAAAAAGAAAAAACCTTTTAAAGGTAAATTCTTTTTCGTTGGAGTGAAAGAAGAAAGTGTGATGAACATCCCATCATTCGGAAAAACTTTCAACTTCGGTAAAGTTTATGAGAGTTTCAAAATGTCATTGAGCTCTAAACGAACTTTCAATCGGTCAATATTATCTATCGAAGATGATAATAACCGTGTTCTAAATCATCACTTTAACGAAAAACTCATCGATGTAAACACTGATGAACTTAGAGTGAAATCCTACAATAAAAAAGGTGAAGTTGCTGAGAAGTTTATCTTAAACTATTTCAGTCTCAAAATGAACCTTGACGATGGTGGTGACTTAACAAGAACCGATTACATCGTATTTATTACGGAACTGATGAATATTCTCGACGATGACATTCTCAAAATAATCTCAAACTATGTCGATTCCGTATATGATATGGAAATGGATGAGGTTATTAATAAATCGTTTGATAAAGATACAACATTCTACGACAGTGAAATTAAACAACTTTGTCATGTGAAATTCGCTGGAAATCTCATTGTGCCTCTGTGTACTCATTATTGTAATATCATGTCTCGTGATGTAGATCCAAAAGAGTTCTTCCTTGAACTTTACAAAGAACTCTTCAACAGAGTATCTGTAGTTTCTCAAGGAATGAATTGTATCGACAAACTTCACAGATACGTTACAATGATCGTAAGTGGATCTTTCAAATCAAATAAGAAGATCTATGACCGTATGAGTATTAGTGGTACAACAAAAGATTCTGAAGTAGAAGATGTCTTTTCTAAGATTCTGACGACAATTATCACTAAACTTGAACCATCTGGAACTGTTCCTGCATTCATTGCCGAAACAGTTAAACGTTCGTCTTCCCAGTATAAACCTCGTGAAAATGATGGATATGATGGGGGATTGAACGGTTTCTCAGATGACTACGTTCATAGTGGTGGGGATGATTCAGTTGTAACTGAAGCTGAACGAGCTGAATCTCGTATTGCAAGACCTGATGAATTATTGAAAGTTATTCGCAAAAATACTTGTGATGATACAATTAATAAGATATCAATTCGATACAATATTGGAATCAGTTCAATTGACGAATGGAGATTTACTGTTGAAAACATGAATCTTCATGAGTATCAAAATCGAATCATATTCCAGTGCTTCCATAACGAATATGGAGGATATGAAAATATGTTTGATAATAATCGGCATAATTACTCAAGACTCCTCTTACTTACGGATAAGTATCTACGGAGTATTGGACTTAACATTATTGCAGATTATACTTCCTCAGATTGTATTGGATACTCATTCCAAAACAGATGGGGTGGAAAAGTCTCTGATAGAAAATTGTTCGAAGATCCAAGATATATTGAATTGATCAATGGTAAATATCGATACATTCGAGATAAACTCGAGAGTAAGAATTTTATCCGTGATGATGCGGTATTCTTGGCAAATAATCTCTTCAAATATAATGGATTTATGGACCCCCGCTTTGGCGAGACCATAAAACATTCTGATGATGAGATTATCAATGCGGTCCTTGATTATTATATCAGAGTTATTGTGTGAAATTATAGGGGAGTGGTCTATTTGACCACTCCTTATATTTTATCAAAGAGAGGTGATAAAATGTATATAAATACTGGAAAATCAAATCGTTCGTCTGGCAATATACTCGAATGTGGAAATGTCGATTATTGTAAACGGTATATACTCATCGAGATTCCACAAAGTATGATGTTTGAATGTGATATAACCATCATGAATATCTCATCTTTCACAGATAGAGATTCGTTAGGATTTATGAAGGATCTACAAAAACTTCAAAATACAAACGTTTATCATTGCAAAGGTATGGTATTCTCAAAGTTTCCTGAAACGAATACTTGGGAAGAAACAAAGAAACTTATCAATTTGGATTCAATGATAACAGTTGATGATGTTTCATACGGTATCCATAACTATGATTTACGTAAAACTAAGTTTGGTGAACTCGAAACTTCAACTTCATATGATGATCTATTTTCATCACCATCTAGATATAGCGCATTACCAAACGTGAGATTCTATAACAGAACTCATCACGTTATTAATGAGGATATCTCTGGAAATGAGTATAGTATCGGTAAGATGTATCTCCCTAAGGTAGATAAAGATACTGTAAAGTATGTGGAATTAGTCCCTTTTAGGGATATGATTGATTCATATACCACAATCATTGTTACAAAAGCGTCTAACTACAGCAACTATAATGCTTATGATGAAGATTATGCACATGGTGTATTTGAGACTGAACACTCTACTGCCGAGATGATTGAGTATTTGGATTTAAATAATCTCTCAATGTTGATCGTAGGACCTGTGACAGATTTCATATTAGGTTTATTGGTGAATTCTGCAAATTTCGTATACGATAGTGTTGACGGGATATCTAGAGTTCAGTATAAAACTGATCATGTTTTCCCAACAAATAATATCTATATGCAACAGATACATGATAACCAACTATCTACATTTCTATCTGCGATGGAATATATTAGAGAGAGTGTAGGTTGGAGATTTAGACTAATGGTTAAATCGACAATCAGTTCTGTCACAGTGAGTGTTTTGAAGTATGATGTCCATAATGGTGGATTTATAACTAAAGATTTCAATTTTGAAATTGGAAACTTTAGAAATGATCAGCATTACCATGCTAGTCATTGGGTCAACAATATTGGGATGTAGTAGAACAATTTAATGATAACAATAGTAGGAGAGAACTATGTATATCGCAACTGGTAAATTTATTGATGATTTGAAGTTTGATAATTCTGTCATCAATAAAGCTGGTATAATTGATCGTAGAAGAGTTATCCATATATTTTATGACCCCGCTTTACCATTCAATTGTAAAGTCATTCAGATAAATATATCAACAACGGTCGGCAGTTCCGTAACGTTTGACAATACATTTATCAGTAAAGATAATGGAAATTTGTCATTTGTTGGAGTATATGTCTATGATTGTAAACTCAATACGATTGATAAAACTCTTGTAGATCAATTTAAACACGGTAATCTAACTGTACTTTCAGCGAAACGATTGGACAGAGAGACAAACTTCAATAGCAATGAAACCTATTCAAGTGATGCAGCTCAAGTATATAGTACATGTTTTAAGAATTATTCTGTAAGCGACTATGTCGAATCTAGAATGATGCCTAATCCGAAGTACTACACATTTGAACAAGAGTATTATGAAACAGGTGAATATCCCGAAGGAAATTCAATTATTGAAGACTTTTCGATAAACCTTATAGGTATGGACATCATCGACGATATAACTGAAATCTATCAACAAAGTCCGGATTCTTTCAGGACTATACGTGATACAATGATGATCAGTGATAACGAAACGTTGTTTGGACCTAGAGGTGAGATTGAATCAAGTGCGGCAGATTCTATATGTCGTATAAATCAATCAATCGGATGTGATTCAATGGTAAACGGAGGTTTGTTTGTTTATGATTCACAACTTGGTCTAAATTTCAAAGATGCTTCTATTATCAATAAGAAGTATATGACAGAGACTAATGCTGGTGTAGAGCTTCAAACATTTCTTACAATGTTGGAAGTTCGTGGAAGAGCTATTGAGAAAGAACACGGTAATATTTATATGCTGTATTCTCCATCATTGACTGGTTCCAAATGTAGAATAATCTATAAGGATTATAACAATGCTATATCAGATAATTTGTCAAAAGCTTCTAAAGATAGTAGTTATGAAGTAACTGAGTTTATAGGTGAGAAGTTGGATGCTGATGATGGTATTATGGTACACAAATATGCTGGAATAGAGGGTGTGAACTATCCTTTTCCAGAACGGGAGCGTTTAATGTCATACTATGACAACTGATTTGAAGAAGAGGAATTTACCTCTTCTTTTTGTATTAAATGGAGATGGTAAATGAAATTTCGTAAACGTTTTAAAGTTATGGTTTGTGGTGAACCCGAATTTAAATTCATACCTGCAGAAACTATTTCAAGATTAAAACTATATGAAGAGTTTTTAAACGATGGAATAGTTCTTCCACCATATAAGGATCTTAATAAGTTAGGATTGAACAAAGTAGATCTCATAGTTTTAACCGAAGATTTCAGAATTTATTTTGAATACAAAGGTTATCATTATGAACTTATAATACTTAAAGGAACTATATGGGATGGTTCAAGTACTCCTGTAAATATAGGGAATCTGTCAAGAGTTAGTCCTTATTCTATAATCGCATCACTTATACATGATACTATTTACGGCAATAAGTATTTCTCATTCTCCGAAGCAAATGAAATATATTCTCAACTCTTAAGATATAGAAAGGCTCCTGTTGGAGTAATTTTATTATCTGAGTTTGGATTGTTGTTTGCTAAACGTAGATATAGAGAGATTGATCCAAACAAGTCATGGCTTAAAGGGTTTAGCAAACTTAAACAGTTTCACCCTGAAAAACCAGAACTTATCAAAGATTTCAATGCTGCAGCGTAATAAATATAGTGGGGATATTCCCCACTATATTATTTCTTTAGTCGTGATTTGAATATGCTACTATTTGTAGCTTTGGAATCCAATTTGTTAGATTGATCTTTAGAGAGTCTATTTTGCATTATAGCTTTAGAGTCATCCAACCTATTATTTATAGTAGTTGCCAAGTTACCCTGTTTATTGGATTTAGATCTTTCTTCTCTGCCGCCAATAGTTTTACCATCGATAACAAACTCTCTGGTTGTTGACTGAGCTTTAGACTTTCTACTCTTAAGCTTTATCATTTCAGTATCATGTATCTCTTGAATCTTACCTTCTTGAGATACAATTCCATCGAATATATTGCCAGGAAATTTAAAATTTGCAGGAACCGTTTCGATATAACCTTCAATAGATTTTTTATTAAACCCTGTTTTATCCTGTACATAACGTAATGCATACCATAGAGTTTTTTCTATACCAGACAATTTGTAAGGGTTTTTAATATTAGCAGGTTCTTTAAGAGCTTTTTCACTATACATCGATTGATCGATCTTACGATACAATGAATTCATTTTCCCATAAACATGAGTAAATGTGTATGTAAATGATGGACAATTCGAATAAACTCGCATACCATATTCACGAACACTCTTATCTTCTTCCTGATCAAGCGATGCTATAGGATAAAACTCAACTATCACATCATAGAAAATATTCTTCTTATATCTAAAATTCTTTTCAGAAGGAACTTTGACAACGAATACTATAGATTTATGGTCGTTATAGACCTTCATACTTATGCCAGTTTTTGATACAACAAGGTTATATCTATTGGTTAAATCCCGTATAATTGGTACAGTACTTACGGCAGTTCCGGTAGGGTTATTAAAATTCTTTATCGTTAAATGCTCAGGTAATTTCATAATTCCTCCAATAATGTTTCCCACATTCTATTGTTGTATGTAATGTCTATATATAAACCCCTAAACATTCTAATGTAAATACTCAAAGGAATAATGATGAAAATTGAAAATATTGATATCGGTTGTAACAGTGCAAAGATGCAATATTCAAAACTTAATGAATTCTTTGCTTCTAAAAACCTCATAAATAATCCTCAAAATAAGTATGTTTATCTGATAGATATTAGTTATATGATATCTATTATTGAACGTATTGCAAATATATCTCCTGATTCAGGATTCACTGATACTGATCTAGATGATAAGACTATCACTGCATTAGTATATGGAATATTGAACGTTGCTGGACATTATAGACATCATTCGTCTACATCCCTTAAATGTGCCTCAGTATTGATAATGTATGCTTCAAATGGTTCTCATTATGTTAAATATCAGAAGACATTTGCGCTTATAGGTAGATTATTAAACTTATTCAGAAAAACAATCTTCGTTGAAAGATTGGAAGATGAAACTAAGTTTATATATCAAAATGTAGCATACTTCACTGCAATGAATATATTCTCCCTTAATAGTGAGAGTAAGAGAACTAATCGTATTGTTTATATTGGAAACAATACGATGATGTTCCAATTGTTGAGAATTGATCCTGAAATGATTAATATCAAGCATGGTCATATAACAGGTGGAACAGACGTATTCTTCAATTCTGATTATCTTAAAGTTGAGAAAGATGATGTATTTATATCATCTCGAAACGTAGGATTAATATCATCTATGTTATCCCTATTAGGATTTCATAACGGTTTTCCTAGATTGGAATCCCTCAAGAGAAAGCAGTCTAGTATAGTATACTCAAAGATATTTGAGAACTGCAGAGAGATCGTTGATAAAGATAATTTTGAATCTATTGTTGAAGGATTAGGATTATCGGATAGTGATGTACAATTGTTTGGAATTAGACTTAAACAGGTTGATCCAGACTTTCAAAATAAAACATTTTCATTAGGGAAAACATTACTAAAAATATGGAGCAGTAAATTGCATACAAATGCGATACATTCATATAATGATTTCTCGAAGTATGATGATTTGACACTTAACACTTTTTGGTTAATGGGTAATTAATATGGCTGAAGAACCTAAAGAAAGTTTTAGAATCAGATATGAAGTTGAAATGACTCTATATACTGAATCGGGAAATGAGTCATTTCAACCTGTACGTATTAAAGGTATGTCTAGATATATTGATTATGCTAAACATTTTACCCCTATGCTTACAATTACGACGATGTTGAATACTGGTCACGTTAAGATTATAAAGAATAATGAAAACACTATGATGTGCAAATTCATCCTTTATAAGCTTAAATATACTAATTCTTCAGACGTTAAAGACCGTGTTGTAGTAGAAAAAACTATATTGTATGATACGGTACTTGTTCCAATAATTGAAACTGAAGATGTAATGAATCTTCGTGAGAACGAAGATACTGTGCCAATTCCTGAAGGAGAGCCTCAGCAAATTGATGAAATGTATTCTAACGATTTAAGTAGAAATATGAACCTTTATCAGGTCAGATTCTATATGAATACAATAGATTACTATACAATGTATAAGAGAAACTTAAATTTCGTATTACGTGGTGGAAAAGACTCATCGATTATAACAGTTGACACTGCTCTTAGATTTATATGTGAGAATATAAATGTTGGCGGGTATATATTGGATATGCCGGACAATATGCTACCATATGAGAATATCGTTATTCCTCCTGGAAATGTCAAAAATAGTATCGATATGCTTCAAATGTTATATGGAGTATATTTGAAAGGCATTTTATCATTCTATGATATGGATAATCGGATGTATATCTTGAACAGATATTCGAAATCTCACGAATATGAAGAAGGTCGTATAAGAAAATGTGAGTTAGTAATTGATACAAATCGTGAAAAAACTGCTCATGGTTCAATGATATACTTAGATGACGCTGTCATACAGCATTATAACTATAAAGAATTAGAGGATAATTCTATAGGTATTGCTGCAGGTGAAGTGTTTGGAGATAGTATAGTATTCACGAACTTTGGTATTGGAACTGAAGCTTTCTATTTTGAGGATGGTAAACTCGCAAGTGTAAAACCTGCATCTAGGGAATTCTTAAGGAATACTCTAAGTCATTCAAAAACTGGAGTTGGATTGTCATTTGAATATGACGAACTAAATAATAGTTTCAATATGTTTAGTGTACTCGAAGAACTCGGTATAACTAAAACATATGTTGTAAATACTGAAGGTATGGATTTAGATTGTCTCCGTCCAAATGTGATATTCTCTATACGTATGAATAGTGACAAAGAAGTTGACAATAATAGATTTGTTGATAAATTATTTCCTATTTTATCTTTCAATCAAGAATTTGTGAGAGATAATGATATTAGTTCGGATAATGTTTTCATAAGTTATGAGACTATAATGTTAGCAGAATTAAACGATTAAGATATGGGGATCACTCCCCATATCTTTTTTTTAGTAATTGAACTCTGTAGTTCCACTATCTGACACTTGTTTCTGACGAGCCTCATTTAGTATTTTTCTACGTTTACTTCCTGTATTGACTTGATTTGTACCATTTTCTTTATCAACACTTGTAACCATATCTTTATTACGAGATGTATCGTATCGATATCGTGGGTCAGATTTAGATCTTTCAATATTCAATAGAGATTTGAGAGCATCTTGACATGTGAAATCTATCTTCATCGCAATATCATACATTACATTCCCGGCTTCAGATACGTAGATAAATAGAGGAATAAATGATTCAAGTATACTTTTATGATCCTTAAGGATTGAAAGCATCTTTTTCAAATCACGACTCTTCTCTTTATCTGATCCAGAAGCATCTTCAGATTTACTATTAACCTCAAGTTTACTATGGTTCATGTGTTGTTTAAACGATTTCATATGACCTGTAATCTTTTTGAAATCATTTTCAACACTTACACCTGCAAGTTTTTGATTAACAATCTGAGATGATTCCATTACGATCTTTTTCATTTCACGACCCATCAACTTGAATGAATCGGCAGATTTGAAAACATCTCCAACGGAACGTTCTGTAGGTTTTTCGTGAGGTTTTTCCATAAACAATGACACCATAACATGATGTATTGGAGGATACTTCTTCTCAGTTATACTTGCAACAGTATATCCATATACTTCAACTCCGTCAAGCAATGCTTTCGCAACTCTATGACGAACGTCCATCGCTATAGCCTTTTTAACATCACTTGTAGGAGATTTATCGTTTAACTGTATACCTTTAAATGAAAGGTAACTTTCAACTTCTTTAATCATATCACTGTAACTTTTAGATTGGAATAGTTTATTCATATGATTATTATAGTTGTGATAAATCCCTAAGATCTTATCAATCAAACCAGCTAGATATGGGCCACATTTTTCCATCAGTATTTCAACTGGATCTCCGAGAAGGTCATTCTCAACAACTGTAGCTTCGCCAGCGTAATGTTTATACAGGTGATCAATCTTCCCAATATTATTCTTATAGAATAAATCTCTAGGAATATTGAATTTATCGAAGAAGTTTTTAACTTTCAATCTACCTGTATCTATAGCATTCTTTACTTTCAAAGCTGCTTTACCGATAGATTTTGTACGTTCTCTATCACTTTTAACATCATCAATTTCTTTATTCCCTTCATCCGGAGATTTATCTTCTTCAAATGAATACGCCCATATACTTTCACTACTACGTTCGCTATCGTCAACTAACTGAAACTTTCCATCAGTCTCTTCAAAGTATACACGATCCATAACGCTATCAAGCATGCGTTCAAGACCATCTTTAATATTTGAATTTAGTATATCTTTATCATCCACAAAGATAGATAACATTCTGATATTATTGAGGAAAGATTCAAGATAACCTACAGCATTTACATAATTTCTATGCTTAGATTTAACCATATCCTTAACTGATATGAGATACTCGATAACTTTGATAATGTTAGTAAAGTTATCCTCATAGAACACGTGGCGTATACTAACAATGTGTTCATCATGTTTTACACCAGTTATGTACATTTTCTTGAAATTAGAGTCGTCATCCTCTATTATCAATCTCTCCATAGCATCTGTAACGCTTATTGGTGATACACACACTGTGTCAAAATATTTACGAAGCTCTGCAGTACTTTTCAGATAGAAGTTTTCATTATTTGAGATCTTCTTAAGTATGTCATAGATAAAAGGTTTTAACCAACTATTATAGTTAGTTTCCAATTCATCTAATTGATCATATAATGGAATAGACATATACGCTCCCTTATTTTTTATTACAATAAGATGTTTAAGTTAAAATATAGGGGGATATCTCCCCCTATATTAACCTAGAGTTATTTCTTTTCACCCTGAATCTTTTTAACAGCTTTTTTACCGTATCTCAAACATACATTCATCAATGTAATATGAGCCGAAGTAGACCAAACTAATCCAGTTGAAATGGTGTTAAGACCTACCTGCAGGTTACTTGCAACAGTCTTAATAAGTTTTCTATTCTCCTTATTTTCAACCTTTGTCGCCTTGACGGAGCTTTTAATGCCTCGTGAAGCTGTGCGGATTGTATCTTCGGAAGTCTTAAGAATATTTTTAACTTCATTCCCTTTAGCGAGCATATCCAAAGGAAATAGTTTAAAGAATTCAGAAGCTTTAACTTCTCTTACGCGATTATCTCCATAGAGTTTTTCACTTAGAGTTTTAAGAGAAACTTTATCAGCTTCTTCTTTATAAGCGATACCAATCTCTTTATAATCGATAGAGTTTGAAGTTACTGTAACTTTCTTGAAGAAACGTCCAGTTGTTATGCTAGTTGACACAACTTGTGATGTCATACCAGCCTCAAGAACTTTAGCACCATCTTCAGCAGTTTTAATAACTTCATCGAAATCTTTACGAGTAGTAGAATTAAACTCTTCAAACTTAAGTTTGATAGGTTTAATCTTAAGAGTTACTTCGCTCTCACGAATCTCTTTACCATACTTAGGTTCATATTCATTATACCATTTGGTAAATTTCGCCATATCTCCGGCAATCCAAATATAAACACGTTTGAAGAAGGATACTACTGCAATACGAATGTTTTCGAATATCCGTTTAACGAATTTCCAAAATTTACTCCAAGCACTATCATTGTTTACTGCAGTGTCAGATTCAGCTTCTGTAGAGATTTTTTCACCTTCAACAGGCTCATTTTCATCTGTACCTAATGGAAGTTTGAGAAGATCTTCTTCATCTTCCATATTATTGGAATGATTTGAATGTGAATCTCCTACGTTACTGTCAGTACCATGAGGCTTACGTCTCATACGCATAGCAGCTATTGCGCCACCACCCTCTGAAGCCCATAGATGATTTTCTGCAGCACGAAGAGCATAATCGAGAAGTTTTGCGTCTGTAAGGTATCGTTGTGTTTCTTGTGAGAGAGTTATCGAATTGTAAGTGATATCATCTTCAAGAATATTTGTAATACCGAAATCTTCTTCTTCAACACCATCATCATCAACAGATGTGAGGTCATTTGATTCAAGACCAAGAATTCTATCGCGTTTGAGTGTTACTTGAACAATAGCATCTTCCAGAGATACATCGCCTGTAAGGAATCGTCTTTTCATATTAATCTCCAATTAGAGTATCTATTTATCACATTAATATGTTTCGAAGAATAAAAAGAGACTGCGGGAAACCGCAGTCTCTCAGATATTGATAATGCCGATAAAAGATTAATCTTTTTTCTCAGCAGAACCTTTATGTTTCGCGAGAACTTTCTGAGCAAAACGAAGCGCGTTACCAGCAATTTTGATACGCTCTGATGTAGCCCAAATGTTCACCTGGGTTGCATTGTTAAGCATAATCTGGAACGCCTGAGCGTTTTTCTTACGGTTCTTTTTCTGATCATCAGTAGCATTCGAATTACCATTAGCATTAGTATTTGCAACTTTTACTGCTTCAGATGCATCTTTAATGAGCTTTGCATTACCTTCATTCTGTTTACGAATGTCAGCAGAAATAGTCGCAAGAGCTGCGCCGAAACCAGATGTTCCATTTTCAAGAGTTTTAAGGAACTCAGAAGCTTTAACTTCTTTAGCAGATGCATCTTTACCATACATAGTTTCATTCATTTTCTTAACTGTGTTTTTGTCAGCAGTTTCGAGAATGGATTTAAACTCATCAGCATTGTCACTAGCGATCGCGCCAGATTTTTTGGTAACAAGGTCAACAAAAGTTACAATGCTCGCACGAGTTTCTTTAAGCGCACCAGCCTGAGGGAGTTTCAGTTTCATTGTAACTTCCATAGCTTTAGCATTACCTTCAGCTTTTGCAAGATCTGATTTGTTTTCACGAGCCCATTTTTCATATTTCTTCATGTCGCCGGCGATCCAGATAGAAACGCGACGGAAGAAAGTGACAAGACCAAGTTTGATTTTTTCAAAAATCTTTTTGATCCATGCCCAGAATTTTTTGAACACGTTGTCTTCAGACTCGTTAGACCACTGATAAGATTCAGCAGTACGGAGTGCAAATGCCATAAGAGCAGCATCACCCAGGTGGCGAGCAGATTCTTCAGCAAGAGCAGGAGAGTCGCCAGCAGGAACTTCAGATGTAGCAACATCACCAGTTACAACTTCATCACCGTCAGGTTCGTCTGTTCCAGTTACTTCATCAGCAACAGTACCAGTTTCATATTCGTCAGATTCGATAACGTCAGTGATTTCCGCAGGAACTTCACCAGTTTCATCTACAAGGTCTTCTGATTCAAGGCCGAATTTAGCAGTTTCCTGAAACAGGCTGCCAATCATGCTCTCAAGAGAAAGATCATTCATCTTTTTCCTCCACAAAATTACGATATTTGTTTTGTAAATCGTTGTACTCAACACGATAATTGAAACCCGTCAAAGCTTTTATCGAATATCATACGGTTTATTCATACACTAATATGTTATTAATATCAGTATATATTCATTATTTAGATATCAAGACCGCCAGAACCACTATTTCCAGAATTATCTTCATCCTCTTCAGATTCAGAATCTTCAATAGTGTCATTATCCTGGAGTTCTTTGGAACGGATGTCATCAAGACTTTCAATGTCATCCCCAGAAAGCTGCCGAGCAACATCGATCAGTACTGCAGTCATCTGCTTCTGTTTCTCGATTGTAGTCTGAAGCTCTTTATATTCTCTTGAATCTGGTTTCAATCCTGAAAGTTTAGTTTCAAGATGCTCAATCCCTACAAGAAGAGTATAAGATTGATCGATAAGAGATTTGGAGATATCAACTGTAAGGCATGATAATGAGTAAATGATATATCTCAAACCATGAACTACAGCGATTGCAACTACAATACTAAGAGCACCATACATTACAGCCGCACCGATAGCATCTTCCTGAGAAACTTTATCCAGATCAGGATTAATAGTATCGATATGATAATTTTCTTCAGAAGATTTCTTCTTTTCGATTTTAATCACACCGTCTACATATTTTTTAGGATCTGAAGTGTTTTCGCAAGAAACTACGATAGGCACAACGTTTTCTGCAGTAGCGGATACGAATGAACGATATTTTGAAGTGTAAGCTTTGTTAACTTCATCAAACAATCCAATCGAAATATCTTTAGCATACTCTCTAAGAGTAAGAGTTAGATATTCAAGAGCATATACCATGAATACATACTTCATGAAAACCATAGTTGCAGATTTAACACCTTTCTTATGGAGTTTATATGCTTTGTTGAAAGCATCTCCCCATTTAGAACTGTTAACCTGTTTATAGAGACGTTCATGAAGATCGAGCACAGTGTATCCGCTCTTAGAAACTCGTTTAGCTTTAGAGATAAGATCTGACATAGATTTTACAGAGAAACGAATTTTTGAATTACGTTTACCGTAAATACCTTCAGTCTGTTCAATCTCGTCGATATAACGTCTTGGAGTTGGACCATTTTTACCTTCAATGAGATCGATATAACGTTTTACAGTTATATTCGCCACGATGGTGTTGTGTCTTACATTAGATAAAAATCCTGTTTTTTCACCATCTTTTTTATTCTTTTCAGCCTTTTTGAAAGCTGAATCGATAAGCTTGGAAGGATCACTCTTCAAAAGATCTGCAAATGATTCAAACGAAAATGTTTTAGTCACTTTAATTCTCCATTAAACTTTATAAATAAGGGATTGGATCAATTTTTCCATATCTTTACCATCTTTATTTCCACCAGCATAGTCTTTGATAAGGCTATCTGCACGAATAACGGTATTGTTTTTAAGACCATAGAAGTCAAATTCAACAGTTCGTGTAGTTGTATCTACGATACAAAGACACAGGAGCATCAGTTTATCCATGATATTCTCATCGGATTTCTTGATGTTTGCCCAAAGATTACTGAAACCTTTTTCGATTTCATCTTTAGTTACACAAAGAGAACAGATTGGGAGTACATCAGGTCTACCTTTAACAAAATCGGAAATTCCTGGAATAAGCTGTGCTAATCCATTCCATTTGCGACCAGTTCTACGTTCCATCATCTCTCTAAACCAAGGATGTCTTCCAAGCTTAGCATAGAGTTCTTTATCTTTCTTAGCACGTTCCATTTGAAGAATAATATCTTTGAACAGACCGATTTCGCCAGAAAGAAGTTTTACGATACGTACAAGAGGTTTATCATCACGAAGATATGAGAAAATCCGTGTAGATTCACCAGTTGTTACGAAACGAGGCATTGCTTTAACTGCGATAGGAAACTCAACTTCATGTTGATTTTCAGCCATCTTAAGCTTAACATTGACAATTGTAGGATCGCTAGATCTAACTTTTGTTTCAAGTTTAGCAAGTCTTGCAGAGATACCAAGTTCGATTTCGCGAGTTTCACGAATCTTTTTTCCATCAGTACCTATGAGAGGATTTCCACGTTTATCGCGTTTGAAATCTCCAGTTTCTTCTTTGATAATTTCTTTACTACCAGAATCTACACCTTCAAAACTTTGGTACTCTTTAAGATGCTCTTCAGTTACTTTATTTTTAAACTTTCCACCACCAACGCTAATTGTAGCATTAGGTTTAAGTTCAAATCTTTCAAAGTCTGCAAGATTTTCCTCAGAGTAGAATGTTGCGATATGAGATTTTGGATCATTACCTGCAAACACTGGGTTTAAACCCATTGCGATCATTGTAAATGCGGCGTATTGAGTCTCCAAATATCCGCAAATAGCGTACATAAGATCTTCATCGTTTGCCACAATACCTTCTGAAAACAGTACAGGATATGAGAAGATTGCATCTTTAGCCATTTTTGTAATAGCATTCATCTTACCTTGCATTTTGGTAAGATTTTTTGCAATATCCTGGTTCTCATTCTCGGTATGTTTTTCAAATAGGCTCTTCGCTATATCGTATAGCAGACTCATTGTAAACTCCTATTTATAAGTAATCATTACACATTAGTGTGTTCTTTAGAGGATAAATCACGCACAACATTACAATGTGTAACAGTCATGAACAATTAAGGATGTAATATGGCACTTGAAGACAATTTTGATTTCAGTAATGTCATTCCTGGAATTACTACTGCATCTTCCACAAGTAGTGTGAAACGGCCATTAGATAACGATGATTTAACGGAGCATATACGTAAATCAATAGTTGAAAATGTCTCAACATTCGGAAAGCAGTATAGTGAAGGATCCGGAGTAGACAGTACCCTCATCAATAATATAATTAAACGATATTCAAATGCTCTCACGAGTGTAGGGTTAAATTTTGATGATCCTTTGAAAACGTATTCTACGAATTTCAATAGAAATATGCAAACTCTTGGACTCGATCCTCAAAAGCCTGGAAATTCGTATGTGTTCTTCACTAGACCAGATTTGAATCTAAGCGCATCTACTGTAAATCGAATGGCATTTTTGAAATATTCAATGCAATCCGAAGTCGGACAACTTGTTGTGGACTTATTACAGTATCCTACAAGAGATAAAACTATGGATTATGATCCATCTACCGACGGAGGAGATGCGAAAAAATTAGATTCATCGTTTTCAACCGATTCATTCTTTGATCCTCTTAAAAGTAATTTGTGTAAAGAATTGACTGGATTGAAAGACTTTACATTGGATAAGTATGAAACTGAAGGTGACTTTATGGGTCGTCAGTTAACATATGCTTCAGGTGCTGACGGATATGATTCTATAGGTGAAGTTACTGTAACGTTTGAAGATGCGTATAGATCTCCAATGTTTCTATCACATTATTTACACTTGCAGTATATTCAAGAAGTTTGTAGAGGAACTATTTCTCCAAGACTTAGATATATCCAAGAAAGATGTATAGATTATACAATTTCAATGTATGTATTTAAACTTGCCGAGGATAATAAGACTATACTTAGATTTGCAAAGTTGACAGGTTGTTTTCCAATAAGTGTGCCAATGAATACATTGAATCATAGTAGAGAAAATAAGCTCGATGAGTTTGATGAAGTAAGTATATCGTATGCATACAACTCGTACGAGCCAATGAATCCTAAAATTATTGCAGACTTCAATTGGTTGGCAATGCAGACTGCATTTACAAATTATGGTGCAACTACACTTGCTAATAAGACCAAAGGAACTCCTGCAGGAGGTTTCAATGCGGTAATGCCTCTTGAGGAAAACAATATTGGAATATTGATCGATAGATTTAATCTTCAATTTCCAAGAAAATTTGATGATTCTATGGATTATGAAAGAGAATTGGAAAATGCGACGATATGGGCTAGAACTCCTTTTATTAACGGAAATAAACTTTTATTTATATAGGATGATAAAATGGCAATAGGAGATATTAAAAGTACTGCCGGTACTATAAATCATTTTACCGAAGCGGTATCATCTTCGTTACTCGGAAAGAACGAAGTTGGATCTACAAATCCAACTTCGTTTATGAATTTATATCTAGATCAAATTGGATCTATGGTTTCAGCAAATTTCTACGAGTTTTTGATGGTTAAACAAGAATCAACAAAGTATACTGCTAAGACTCGCAGGAGTCTTGTCAGAAACTTAGATTCAACCCAGCTTACAGGGATATTTGGAAACCCTTCAGTATTTACATTTACGGTAGGGTTTCCTATAAAAGAACTTCTCGATGGAGGAGTTTCTCAAAATGAGAATCTTAAAAAGGTTACAATAAATAAAAATACTATTATTTCATTGATGGATAAACCAGAATTTACAATGGATTATGGTATTGATATTTATATACGATTTGCTGGAAATCTTAGTAATCCTGCAGAACGTTTAGATCCTGCCAAGTATACTTACTTTGCGAAGTATGTAGATGATGTGAGTGATGTTACTCCTCCTTTATCAAATCCTTTTGTAAAGAGTTACTTCCAGAGAATTGACAATGTTGATCATTTCATGATGAAAATTCAAATGAAACAATACTCTAGAAAAATTATAGATATGGAATCTATGAATATTTCTCAAAAGGAATATGAAATAAATGTGCCATATATGGACAATTTGTATGCTTTTGAAGTTCTATACAAAGAAAAGTTTGAGAATGAATTTAGAATACTTAAGGGAACTCCCGATGGTGTTGTAAATACTGGAGGTTATAACTTCAGCTTAAACGATAGAATTCTCAGCAACAAATCCTACACTATAAAATTTCATAGAGATAGTTCAAACTTCTCGCCTGCTAGAGGATCTTTTCTAAAGATTGTTACGTATACAACTAAAGGTGAAGATGGAAACTTCTTCATTAACAATTGGAATACTGAGACGCCTCCTATCAATGAAATAACTTTTGTTCAAGAAAGAGATATTCCTGAACAAGATGCAATATTCCTTATGTATCCAGCTGTATCTATAAACGGCCCAGAAGCTGTAAATGGTCGTAATGAGATGGAACTTGATGATCTCAGAAATTACGTGATACGTAAATCTGACAGTAAGAATGTTACACTCTCAGAATTGGAATTGATTGCTAAAGAATATGGTATGAGAATTACCAAAGAAAGATTTGACATTCTGGATATATATTTCAAAACCATTGGTTTTTTGGAATATCAAGGGTCTCAAATCTTAACAATTCCCGGCACAGTTCGTGTATCAGATAGCAATAGTTTGATAACTCCTAAGAATTTCTTCAGATCTGGACAAGATGGCGTATTTAAACAATCCACTGTAACAATTCTGCCTGAAGATTATGTTAAGGATTTCAACAACACTAGCTTATCAAATAGAGAATACTTCTTCCCTTATTTCATGTTTTTCAACGTTGAAAACCATTATGTGAATTCAAGAGTATTGGATATGGCTATTAATCAAACATATCCTACAATCTTTGAATATTATAATGAGGGATCTGTTTCTGAAGCTGGTATCAATCTTCTTGCAGTTCGTCGAAATCCGTTGAGTATGATCTCTGGAAATGACAGTGAAACTTACAAATTTGTATTTAATCTGCAGATAAGTGAGTTGTTTAATCCCGATCAGATACTCAATAAAGAGCAGATCGATATTAAAATCGTTATTAAGAGTGTTTATAAAGATTATAAATATTCTATAAAACGAGATAATATATTAATCACTGAAATTTCAGATGGGTTTTATAAAGTTGAAGGATCTGTCGTGACAGATAATACTTTCAACTCTCTCGAAGGTCTCGCAATTACCGATGGCGTTGAAGAGTTTCCAAAGAATGATTATAGTATTAAAGACAAATACTACATTGATTCAGAAATTGATGTTGATATCGTAGTATCATTTATTGGTACAACTCCTGAAGATAATCCTAAATACTCAAATTATCTATCTTTATCAGATAGAGCTATGGGGTTCAGAGATATCTCAGTTGTATACTCTGTCACAAATATTTCTCTCTTCAAAGACTTAACGGATATCATTAGACCTATTGTGGATTTAAAATCTAACAATACTGAATATTTGAAGTATACTGCGGAGGATTTTGAAAATCCAACAGATAGTATGTATGAAAGATATGATAGTATTGTCTATGATACAAATCCTGACGGTTCTATAAAGAAAGATAAAAATCTTATAATCGATTCGAACAATGTTCCTCGAGAATATGAGATGAATAAAGTTCTTCATAGAAAAGGTGAGATAAAACTTAATGATGCCGGATTACCAAAGTTTAAATATGACATTGGCGATGTTAAAGTTGATGAAAACGGAAACCAAATTCCAGTATTCACTGATATGATTTATGAAGTAAGAGAGATCCCTCTTATTGATAGAATCTATTTCGGTAGCGGTTATGAAACCGTAATGAATGCGTTGAATGATATGGTATCGCGAGTCGATTCATGGTTATCAGTCAGTCCAACAGGTTCTTCTGCAAAGCTTGGCGTGTACAATACTGTAGCAGGTAATTACTACTACATCGACGTCGACAATAATAAAAAAGAGTTGTTGAAATCGTTAGCTCTGACTTTAAAAATTGGAGTTAAACTTGAAACTGACGACCTTGATGAAACTATTATTAAAAGCGCGATAATTGCAGAAATTGTCAAATACATTCGAAGTGCATCTACATCAAATGAAGTTTCTTTTGTGGAAATGTTAGATTATGTAAGATCTAAAGTCATTGGTGTAAAGTATTTTGAATTGTATAAAGTTAACGATATCCCATACGGTAGATGTAATACAGTTTACCATGATAATGATATTGTTGACGATGGTGTTATTACCATAAAAAATAAAGTTGCCAATGAAAATCTCGAGGATATCCGAAACGGGAATATCATATTTAAACCAGACATAGATATTAAAATTATCAAATAGAGGAGATTGTGATGAGTATTACATCTATTAATAGAGAAGAAATTCTTTCTATTATTTCTGAAGAGAGTTCTAAATTCCAAAAACGTGCTTCCGGAGCAATATTTGGTAAAAGAATTGCTGGAATTACTGCTAAAGTAATGGTTAAAGTTAACCCTGCTCTCGGAACTGAAAGCGCAGTTTCGGTAATTGCTAAGAACTTTACAAGTGAAGTTCTTCCAAATATATCGAACAAACGCATTGCCCAGGCTCTTGAAAGTGGCGGATTGATGTCAACTTATGCTGAAAGACTTGCTTCTACGATCCACAAATTCGTATCGCAGGAATCTTCTTTCCGTGTAAATGAACTCAAAAAAGAACTTTTCATTGCAGCTGAATCATTTGATGATCGTAAAGCTGTAATTTCTAAAATTGTTTCTGCATTCGAAAGTGATGATCTCAATCTTGAGCTTTCAGAATCTATGAATGAAGAGACTGAAGTAGAGCTTGAACCTGAAGAAAATGATGTTGTTGAATCAGTTTCTGATGAAGTAAAAGAGTCTATCTCTGATGCTGAAGAAAAATCTGCTGCAACTCGTGTGGTACTTACTGAATTCCAAAAGGTAAATGATGCCGCTGAAGAACAAAAGAAAGCTCTTGCTCCAGATCCTGAAGCTGCAATCGAAGCTGCTCGTTTCGATTCAACTGAGTTCATCAAGAGTCGTATTCCTGTAACTGCTACAAGATTTGCTCTTGAAATGGAAAAAGGAAGTTTCACGAAACATAAACTCGTTGATATGCTTCTTACATGCGAAGATAACGGTAGCTATAAAGCTGACGTTGATTTCGTACAGAAACGTATTGAAGCTGTTAAAGCTGATGCGATTGAAACTCGTGAACTTGATACGTCAAGTGTAGATGCTTTCAACAAAATCTTCTCTGAAGCTCAGGGTGATGTCGATGGAGTATTCTCTTCATTCCGTAATCTTGGTTTCGGACGTGGAGATGAGCCTGCTGCTAAACGTGATGCAGATACTCTTCAAGTGATTGCTAAAATGGCAAACATGAAGACTGATGAGAATGACAAAGCTAAACGTATCAACGACATTGAAATTCTTGTAAAGAAGAGTGTCGTTCCTATCGAATCTGCCGAATCTTTCCTTCAGATGGCTCTTGAAAACTTTGAACTTAAATCTGCGAAAGCTGATGAAGTTATTAGTTATGATGAGTATGTTAAAGCGGTTGACGTTCGTGAAGAAGTTCTTCAAGAATACGTTGTTGCAGGTATGGAACATGTTCCAGCTGAACGTGCAAAACGTCTTAAAGAGATCAACTCTGGACTTAAATCTGCGGCTGCTGCTGACGGTCTTAGACAGATGAATGCAAATAGACTTAAATCTATTTACTACAAAACTGCTCAGATTGTTAAACCTGAACTCATTGTCGACTTCGGTAAAGAAGCTACACGAGTTAAGGAAATGCTTGAAACTGCTTATTCTACAAAAGATTATTCTGATATCGTTGACGATTTCTTTAGCGGAAACCCTAAAGGATCTCATCTTTCTGAAGAGAATCTTTACGAAGTATTTGCGTTTAAGAGTTCAATGAAAATTGCAACTGAAAGTCACGGATCATTCGATGAAAACGATAAGCGTAATATTAAAGCATATGCTGCGGTACATGCTGGTTATTATAAGTCACTTGAAGCTCTGGGTATTATTGGTACTAAAGAGCTTAAAGAACTAGTTCGTAAAGCGCGATAAAAAAAAATAGTAGGGGAGAAATCCCCTACTATTCTATTACTTCAAAATTCCAAACAATTCGACACTATCACTTTTTGCAGCCTCAATTCTAGCTGTAACAGGTTGTGTATCAATGATATCTTCAACCATTCCAAAGGCAGTATTTGAGGTTTGTCTTTTAGATTTTTCAATGATCGTTTCAGCTTCTTTTACAGTGTTGAGAAACGCTTTTGAACGATAATCTGAAACAGCACTTGCACTATCAGCTTTCGGACGATATACAAATATCTTTGCGGCAACCCCCATACGAGTCTCAGCAAATCTGTAAACGATTGACATCATCACGATCAGTATAGATCTTACCTGGAATTTCCAAGCCACGTCCATATTCGAACTCTCACAGAATATTTCCGTACGAGATATAAGGTTAATATCACTAACCATTTCATCATAGAACAGATTGTAGCTGTCAGGGTATTCATACATCGTCATGTCTGCAAATTTATTCTCCACGTCGGAAATCTTCATACTACTTTTGACAGAATCATAGAGATCTGGCACAGAATCTGCTACAGATACCGTACTTGACCATACGCTTTCAGTAAGTTCTTCATCGTTGATATCCTTTACGACGTTGTACAAGTGCTCAACAATATTCAAATCACTTTCCGTAAGGCGTTCGTCCATAATTGATTGTGAAAGAAACGTTTTACACATATCCAATGTAATATCGTGAATTGGATTCTTGAGGTATGCAGGATTGACATAATGGCCACCGTCAACACCTTTAGGGAGTTGAAGTTTTCCGGCAATTTTGAATTTGCGTGTCTTCAAAGCATGTTTGATTATATTCTTATAGAATATAACCTTGTTTCGACGTTGTATATCCCGCATCACATGACTTGATGGTTCATAAAATCTGTTTACAGTTCTGTTGTATCCGATTGAGTAGAGTTCATCGAACTTCGAGTACAATGCGAATCCGATTTCGTTAATGATACTTCTTCCTTGAGATTTCATATCTCTCTCCATTTTTAAAAAGTTTATATAGTATACTATCTGAATACTATATCAATTGTCTTACCATTATTTAATATATAGTTTAAACTATATATTAAATAATGAATAAGTAGACAATCTACTAAGTATAATTATTTTATGGAGGAGACTTTATGTCTGAATTTGCAAAGAGAGAAGACGTTGTAATTGAAAAATTCGCTGATGATTATGATCATATTATCATAAACCATCCTAACGGAATGATCCATTTCTTCAAGAGTCCTGACGAAGAAAGAGATGTAGTATTTTCACGCATCTATGATGACAATCATGGTAAAAACTGTCCTTATTGTGGTGGGTCTATGGAAGGTGAGTTCGCTCCAAACTTCTCACATGACGAGTGTTTACCTTCTCAGTTTGGATATAGAGAACTTATTGAAGTTCTTGAAACCGCACTATTTGGCGGGTTTGAAATCAAAGTTGAAGTTCCAGTTACGTTTGTTGCAACTATTGTCATAGAAAATGGTACAAATTACCTTACACCTACAAAATGCGGATATTCTCTTGATAATCACTGTACATATGAAGCTGATGTATCAACTACACCAGCTGAAGGATGTGATGAAGATCACATCCCTACAGAATATGAACTTAAGTAAAATATTGGTAATGGGGAGAAATCCCCATTATCTTTTTTTTGTATTAATCAATTGATGATGTCTATATACTATTATGGCACTTAGTATAATAAACATATAGGAGTTATATATGGCCAGTTTAGAAATTATCGAGTGGGTTGTACAGGCTGCCGCTCGACAGGTTCATTCGGGAAAAATCCCGAATGAGCAAGCATTCTCTGCGGAGGATGCAATCATCGCATATCTACATGGAAAAGACGTGGATATGCGCGGCGTTGCGGAGATGTCCATTATGGACATCTTTGCAGTAGTAAAAGACGCGTGCAAGTATAAACCATACATGCATCTAAATTAAAAGAGGAGGGACATTGGCCCTCCTCTTTTTTTTTATTTAACCGTCATGAATTCAAAAGGATTCAACTCTAATAGACTAATCGTATTATTGTGGAAACCTTTCAAACTTAACTGTACGAAGTTAAATCCAACTCGTGAAGTTAAACTTCCTATAGAAAGAAGGTTTGTTCTATATGGAATCTCCCCACAACATTTATTACAAACAATGAAAGGATTTTGTTCTTTGCAGAATAATGGAGATCTAAACATACATATCTTACCGACATAATCTTTAAAATTATCTGGAGTTAGAAGTGTAAGTTTACCACCATCATTGAAATAATTCCACATATACAGTTTCTTATTAGTTTTTGTAAGTAAAACTTTCTTGTAGATCGTAGTTTTACAATCACTATCTTTAGGACCAGCCGATACCGAGTTCATCGAACCGTATAGAGATTTAACGATAGATCCACCATCCTGAGTCTGAACTGCTCGACCATATGAACCATTAATATTCATATTTGCCCACAAGTTATAATCTTCAGGATTCAGTCCGGTCATCAAATTTCCTTCAGGAATACCATACTTCCCTGTAGTAGGGTCTGCAATCGGCGAGAATGTTCCAACAGTTTGTTTAAGATGGTTACCTTTATCAGGTTTACCCAACTTATACAATATGTAACTAGGATCATCTTTAATCTCATCAACTATAGACGCAAGTACAGGATCTTCAACTTTAGATACATAAGATATATCGCCATTAGCAATTACATCAGCATGCTCTTTAACCAATTTTTCACGTAAAGCTATAGATTTCTTAGGCGTTACCAATATCTTTCTAGAAAGACTTGGAAGAGCCATATCTGCAAAACGTGTCAACCATACAGCGTTATCGAAGAGTTTAATCATTTGATCAGTATTAATCTTACCATTCATAAGATGAACAGTGCATTCATTAATAAAATCATTGATCAATACTGGACCATCGACATATGGGAAATATTTACCGAATGGATCAATTCTAATAAGCCTGTTAACAATAGCTCGTCCAATTGTGGTTTCGATTTGTTTATCCAGATTTATGACATCTCCCGGATTAAGAATGATTTTACTAGCTAAAGTAAAATCATTCTTTTTAACCGCAAATGATCCGTCAGGTTTAACCTCTGGAACAACGTTTCTAAACACTAATATATCTTTTGCAGATATACCACTTGGATTATTGAGAATTGCAAGTATCTCCTCAATTTTCATTTTTCAATCCTTATGAAAGAATTGAATATCTGATAAGTTTACCATTCTCTTCGATATTCATGTAAGAAGGAGCATGTACAATCTTACTGTAAAGTTCAACGTTACGAACTTCTTTGTAAGTTGGACCATTAGGCTCAGTAACCATACCATCTTTAGCTGTACCTGCAGTGGTATTTACCATACAGAGTCCAAATTCGGTAATCTTCGCGCCGTTAAGACTTCCAAACATAACTTTAAAATACTCTTTAAAATCTGTAGGTTCAACGAGAAGCTCAAATTTATAATGAGTATAGATCGCATTATTCTGAAGAGGGTGTTGAGTTGCAGAACCAGGATTAACTGCAGCGTTATTCGCATCAACTGGAGTATATGGAACTCCATTTGCATCGATCATATGCAATACGCCCGGATCGAATTTTTTCAGGTAATAAGTATAATACCACGAATTTCCGATTTTTTCTTTACGACGCATTGCATATTTTGCACGTTCAATCGATGTCATGATCGTGGAATCATTAGCAATTGGTACACAGCGGAATGGAATCATATTATAGAGACGAGTCTCGTAATTTCCAGGTTCAGCCATTGTGAGAGGACTTTCATAGTTAATGCCGCTATTTCCTACACAGAAATAACTGATATGTCTATCATTCCAGTCCGCAGCAACTGTTGTATCCATTGCACTTGCAGATGTTGGATTTTCATAGTTGTCAGCTCCACCTTCAGTCTTTTTAAGACGAAGCGTAGTTTCAAGTGAAAGGTGTTGAGATGGGGTAAACCCGTTTCTAAACACCATTTCGAGAGTAGCAGCTCTACCGCCAAGAACTGTGGTATTATGAGTCGTTTGCTCATGGGTTTGGATACCATTCTTATCTGTATCAAAGATTTCAACGATGGTATTATGTTTCAAGTTTTCAGAAAACATAAAATTTCTCCTTAAGGTTTATAATCGCTTATTGTAAAAATTTCAACACCTTTTAGAGGTGCTCGTGCTTCTATCATAGATCTAACTTTATCAACCCCATTTGAATTGATACATGTCACTATGCGATTTTCTTCATCGACAATATTATGATTAACACCCGACGATTCGGCAGATGCAATCATTTCTTCATCTAAGATAGTCATGGTATATAATCCTCTATACTAAACTCATCAGTTAAAGTCAGTTTTTCAGGATGATAATTACTTTGAACTTCATTATAATCATCAACAATTTCGACAAGAAGTTGTTCTTCAGATCTATATTCAAAACTATACTCATCATTAACGTCAATGAAAAGATTTACGTCAGATGTATCATCACTCCGAATACTCTCATTTAATTCAATATAATCTTTAAATACATCAAATTCGAATATACTAAAATCATGAGAGAGCATTACAAGATCTTCATACGAAGTGAAGAACTCGAAATCATATCTATCCATTACCTGAGTCCTATTATAAGGAGTGTCAGATAAATCAATATAGATATTAATTTCTCTAAGTTCAACATATATTGAGACGAAAGCTTTAATCAGAAGATTTAAATCTCTACTGTAGTTTTCAACAATATTCGTATCAGTTCCAATATTCTCTTCTCCGATAATTGGAGAGATAACATCCTTAAACGTATCAATCAAACTCTTACCAAGAGCTTCAATCTCTAAACCACCCGCAACAGTTGGAGCAGCTGTACGTATACGTTTATCTATCTCTCCAAAGAATTGAGGATTTTTAGTGCTCAAGAAATTTGGAAAGACTGTAAATCCGGCGTAATCAGCTTCAGCAGTAGCAGTTACTCTAAACCAATCATAAATAGTTTTCCAAGACATTGCTTGCATATATTCATCAGATTCAGTAGATCTAACTCCTAAATCTGTAAACTTATTGTACGCATCGTCAAACTGATTAACTATTGAACTGAAAGTGTTAGATATGTCGTTGAAAGAATAAACGTATTTACCAATTTCAGCATCCGTTAAAAAATCTCCAACGAATACCGTATAGTCACTTAAATATGGCATAAATGTAAGATTCTTCAAGATTTGAATTGTATCTTTCACAGGTATCATATTAAGTTTCATTACGTTTAAATATGTCCAACATCTTGCATCAATGCTATTAACATCACTTACAGGAATTGTATCATCTTGACGCTTATCCAAGTTTCTCAGCACGTAATATGCTGAACTAAATAGATCAAGTAAAGATACAGGCATATCTTCAAAATAACCAGAATTGTCAGGAATCTTACTAAATCCTCCATAATACTGGATTATTAAACCAATCTTATGAATCATTCGATCGTAAATCTCATTGAGATTCAATCTCCCAACAACTCCGAGATACTTAGTATTCAACTTATTAAATTGCATTTTAAGTATCTTATCTCGAACCTTATTTACCGCAAATAGTTTACCAGATTCAGTATTATATAGGCCATTAGCTCCCCATGAGGGATCTTTTAGAACTATATCTGTATACGCAACTGGTTCTTCGAATGTGTCTCGATCTTTGAATGTTGAAGCGACTTCTCTACCGATAAATGCAAGATCAAAACTTTCATCATACGGTTTAGATGGATCAATTTCACTTCTAGATTTGAAAGTCTTTACAAGGTCGAACTTCTTAATTTGAAGTTCTTTAGATTTATCCTTTGAAACAACATCGACAATCTTAGCAAGAATCTCCTCAGTACCTCTATATGCGAGAAGGTTATCGATATTCTCAACAACATTTCTCAACACCGACATACTTACAGGTTTAAGATCTTTAAGATTGTGGGATTCAAGTATATCGTAAATCTCTCTATCTGTGTAATTTCTCAGTGAGTACTTATCTAGGTATGATATACATATCTTCTGAAAAGTTCCCATTAAGATGATCAATAATTCCATATTAGAATAATGATCATACATAGATTCAAGATTTCGAATGTACTTATTTTTCATGATAAATTCTTTTACAGTATGGTAAGATTTCAAGAAATTCTCAATATCTATACTATCTGTAAGTATACTTTTATCATACCACAATAGATCAAACTGTTCTGATTCGCGGATCATCTCGATAGAGATATCCTTGCCGATATATTTCAAATATTGACATTGTTCACCGTGTGTAGAGATTAACTCTCTTAAATCTCCACTTACATACAAACGAGTATATGTATTGGGATGATCTATAGGGTTTACTAAATGGAGAGCAATTTCATCTGTCAAATTAGGTGTATCGTCATTACGGACAAAAATGAATTGTGAAGCATTTACAGGCTTACCCATTAACATTGCACAATATTGATTCTTATCGACATAATTTTCAGTAAATTCTTTTCTAAGAGACGCTATGAATTCTCTAGTTTCAACATCCCCTTCTTTATTCAGAATATCCAACTCTTCAGGAGATTTTCCTTTTAAGTTAGCAGGGAGATCATCTATAGTGTAAACATGGTCTCTAAACGTTGTTAGTTCGTTAGAACACTTTGCGTATTTTCTGTATGAACGTATGGAATCGGAATCCTCATACATATTAAGTTCTTGTTCATTTTTAACGACAATGGTATCCATGAACTTAAGAATCATACTCGAGAAGTCTTTGCCTCCTCTTACGTACATTAAATCTTCAATATTCACATTAAAACTCCCGTTACACCATTATCTCTTGGTTCCACTTGGTTATAAATTCATCAAAGAATCCTTCAGATTTACCAGAATTTTCTTCATATGACTCGGTATAAGATTTAAGCTTACCGATATGCTGAAACGTTAAACCTGAATAATATTTATTTAAGAAAGATACAACGTCTCCATGAGCCATCTTGTAATCGAGAAATCTAGGTTTTTGACCCTTATTAGTGTTATGCACGGCTTTATGAACTGCCTCAGATAACATTACGATTTGAACGTTGTTTAATCGATGTTCTTCCATTACAAGATGATATATCTTGGATGAACTGAATGCAACTTGGTTTTTCCAACACCAATTCATCACAATCTCGACATAATCGAATAGTGTAAATATTGGACCATGATGCATCTCAATAGGAGCCATAGAGTCTGTGATTTGGCTGTATACCATACAGTGGTTTAAAGGCGGATCAAGCTCCTCTTTAAGATACTTGATATACGCTTTATACTCTTTACTAGTACGGACTTGAGATTCAACATTCTTAATAAATCGAATGAAACTTGCGTTATCAACACTATAAGCTTCTTCCTTAAAGAATGGAACTAAATCTCCACTCTTATACGAAGAAATGATGACATTACTTGTGGTAGGAGTGGATACAACGCCTGAGATTTCAACAGAAGTTTTACCCATAATAAACCTTTAATCTATTAATTTCGTTACATTGGTATGTTGTAAGGTGGGTATTTTACTATGGTTCTGTAATAAAGAGTTATTAATGTCTATATTAAGTATTGATAGGATCTAGAGGTAATCAAGTGGAGATAAGATATCGACCACCTCAAAATTTAATAGAAAGGACTCTATCATGGCTATTTATTTCGTAAACGGGACCAAAGCAAACTTAACTCCAATTATGGCGAGAGAACTCGCCATGTTGGGAAACCTTGTAACCACTACTGAAGCTATCCCAGAGCTTCAGAGGGCGGAAAGGGATTTCCTGTTCGATGTAATTAATAGAAACTTAACCAAGTTTACCGACCGTGAGGGTCGGGATTCTGGGTATGAGACTCGGGTTACAACGGGATGGAAGGTCCCGGCTAGACGTGACCCATTTAGCGATTCAATATTCATATCCTCGTAAAGAGGATAAAATAAGTACGGGGAATTAACCCCGTACTTATTTTTTTATCAGAATTACGCACCAGTATCAAATGTAACGCCAGAAGTATCTTCTGTTCCATCGATAGTAAGAGCGACTTCAGGAGTAGCAGTGTCAAGCTCTTCGCGAGTTTCGCTAATAGTTGTAACATCTTCTCCGATAGCACCTTCAACTTCTGATCCCTTTGTAAGACGGTTCTTAAGGTTACCACCAATGAAGCTACCGAGATATTTCTCAGCTTCAGCAGTATTAACGCCACCATCTTTAAGGAAGTATTTGTAGATGTAAGAAGGAAGAACCACATCTTCGGCAGTGTCTTTGTAGAGACCATAAGCTTCTACACAGTACATTGCAAGCATGTTGATTTCGTCGTTCTGTACATAAGTTCCATTAAACGCGACATCAAATGACAATCCTGCGTCGCCTGGTTCACCGATAGCACCTGAATTGAGGTGACCGATATAGTCAGTTACAGGGAATGCATTCAACCAAAGACATGCGAATTCGATGTCATCCGGACGCATTGTAGGTCCAAGAAGTGCATAAAGGAAATCCCCACCATAGTTGATCTTACAGAAACGAAGTTCTTTGTTACCATGGAAGTGACCTGTTCCAGTTACTGGATCAGAGATACCACTTACATAGTATTTCATGATTTTACGTACTGGAGATCCTTTTACTTCAGGAATCTTAATGGTAAATTTACCGTTAGATTCTTTGTAGTTACCTGCATAAACTTCTTCACGTCCGTTAGCACCCATTGTACGAGACATTGTGCTAACTTCATTGTCGTTAAGACCAGAAACTTCAAGAATCTTATCCTGGAAGAAGTACACGAAGTACTTTGTAATCACGGGATTGAAGAAAGGAGGAGTTCTAAGCCATACGCCAAGGAAACGACCGAGACGGAGAGGTTCATCGATAGATACGGTGTTGTGATCGAAAGACTGTACGCCCTGAACTTGTCCAAGACGAATATCTACAGATCCACCGAGAGCGGTAGTATGGTGTTCCCACCCACGTACCTTAGCAGATTCGACATCTTTGTGATATCCGAATACACCTGATACGTTACCGTCAGCAAATTTTACTTCATTATTAGCCATTTAACTTCTCCTATTTCGATTCTTGACGATTAGCTGTAATAGTCACATTAAATGCTTCGATTACATCTGGGAAGTAAATCGCAACGTCACAAGATGCAGTTTTGTTAATCTTATCATTCTTCGTCTGGAAGATTGTAAATTTGACAGGGATGCTAGATGGATAATATCCACTAGAAAGAGTTGTCGAAATTTCAAGAGTTGCAGCAGGGATTGCTCCAGCAGCATTTCCAGGGTGGAACGAATATTTCGCAAGAATGCGTTTGAAAAGACGGATGATTACACCAATGAAGATACCATTCCGGAATGAGTTCATTACCGAGTAATCTGTATTATACATTGATTCATCATTCATCCAATAACGGTCATCTGAGCTATCCAAACGGAGAGCATAGAGGAGTTTTGCATCTTTAAGAGGTGCAATTTCAAGGTTGTCTTTTACTACACGTGGGTAGTAATCAAGTTTCATATTCTGGATTTTTCCAGAGAAGTAACCTGAAAGAACTGTGAAATTACCACGGTTACGATATAGTTTTGGAAGCGAAGATGCAAGTTCATATGTACAAGAAGTACGAACGTTCTTCACACGGTTTATAGTTTTACCGTTGTGAGCAACGATTGTAACTTGACCGTGACTTGTTGAAGAAACTGAAATGAGATCTTTATTCGCTTCAGCATCGTTTGCGGTATAAATGTCTGGACCAAGGTCACATACAACATAAATATCATCACGAACTTGTTCACCAAATGTAGTCGCCATAACATTTTTAACTTCAAGAGGCCACCATGCATCAAGTGTAATACCTGATTCAATAACGCGACAATCGAACAGATTCTGATCGATTTCACCTGAATAGAATGAGATAAGCAGTTCTTTACGAGTAAGTTCTCCGCGAGTAGTAATTTTACTAATCGTACGGAAGAAACTCGTTGCAGGAGTATTGCCTGTTTGAAGAGTTGCCATATCCGCAGCGGTATAATACACTTTTCCAGCAAGAGCTGAAACACCGTTGGTATTAGCAATAACTTCACCATCAGCATCAATATAAACAAGAGCTTTTGAGAAAAGATCCCCGTCTGTACCACCTGAAAGAGCTGTCATTGTGGTGGACATTACAATCCCGGCAGTATCGAGCTTAACAGATGCATATTCAAGACCTTTAACAGTCTTACATGTAAGGATATCAAGCATTTCAATTACAGGAACTTCGGTATCAACGTCGTCAATACCTCTAAGAACTTCAAGAGCGGCTTCGTAGTTTTCAACATCAAAATTTATTGACACTGGAAGGTTATACTTCTCTTTATATTCAGGGTAGTTTACATCAAAACTGTCAGGAACTGTTGATCCTGGGAGAACTACTGCATTCGGGTTGAGAGCAGTTGTAATCGTTTCGAAAGGACTTCCAACACGTTCGTATGAACCAGAAGGGAGTTTTTCATAAATAATGACGTCATAACGACGACCATCGCCATTTTTTCCGTCACGGTCTGAACTTGGAACGATTTTATAGTAATATTTATTACCATATTCACCGGCACCATCACAAATAAACGCAAAGAGTGGGAAAGTGTGAACTTTACCAGTAACGTCTACAGTTGGAGCCATGTTTGTTGCATAGTTTGTGCCATCGGCAAAACTATATGCAGTCTGCAGAAGTTTAATAGTCGCGCCGTCTTTAACGGTAACTGCACCAACAGCATCGGTCGTTTCAACTTCTTCTTCAGTAATCTGAAGTTTAAGAACACTTGATGCTCTCAAAGCATCACTTGGCATCAATCTACACGCATCGACAATTCCACCGCCAGCGAGAACTTCGCGAGCAATCAATCCACCATGGCCATACTTACGAACATCATCGACATCAGAGCCGAATTCTGAATCAAAAGCACCGATACCAGTAAAACGAGTAATTGTATTACCACGACCTTTTCTAGAAAAGAAAGGTTGAAGATATCCAATGCCAGTTACCGTAGCTTCGGGGGTTGGTGGGAGAATAGAACCGTCCCGGAGTGTAGTTTTTACCAGGCCATCATGGTTCACTGAATTCAGTGTAATTGGACCCATAATTCCTCCATATAGTTAAACACACATCATCATCACACTATGATGTTGTTTCTAGGGTTAATCAATGTTGTTTGGTTAATAACTTTCTATTGAATAGCTTTTTCGATATCCGATTCTTCAAGCTTCATATCACCACTTCTTACAGCACCAATACTACTAGTCATTGCAAACTTAGGATTACTTCCTGTAATTGCGCTGAATTGAGATGTTAGTGACGGAATTGCGTCAACATTTACAAGCTTTCTCATAAGCATAGACAGTTTAGGATTATCTCGTAGAGCCTCTCTGAACTGTCTTGATGGGTTTTGAGGATCTCTCGATACCATCATTGCCATGAGATCTAAAAATATCGAATTTACGCCCATATTGATATTATTTAACTCACAACATTTTTCAAGATATGAGATTATTTGATCATAAGGGATGTCGTCAGGAATCTTACCGTTTAGCATAAGAAGGATATACTTAACTACAACTTTGTGAGTTTTAGCAACTACAGTGTTAACTATAAGTGCATCTCCTCCAAAGTATTCAAGAATCGTCATATCATTCTTACTGTCACCGATAATTCGAGTAGGTTTGGTAGAAATAAGAGTTGGAAGTCTTAAATGAATCTTTACAGAATCTGAATCTTTATTTTCATCAGAAACAGTATCCCACACATATAAATCTAAGAAACCAAACGTACTTATTGTGTCTCCGATTATTTCAGAAACGTTTGTCGTGAAGTAATAATTAGGCATTCTCACTTCAACGTACTTTCCCTGCTTTACAATAAAACGTTTATCAGCGGTTATTTCGAAGTATCTTTTAAGATTATCATCCATTGATATCCTCCATATCCCCGTTAACCATCACGTTTTTAATAACTTCAAGGAATTTATCTTGTTCAATGTAGTAAACCATTTGAGCAAAATTGTCATCAACTTTTCTCAACGATTCATCGACATTATCACCCTTAGCAGCATATCTCACAAAGTCATCAGCTGCACAGAATTCATCACTGAATACGTATTCTGTAATGAAATTCTTAGGCATCTTATCGGAAATACCATTGAAGAAATAATAATTCTTAGAAGACTTAACAAGATTCTCTTTAATAAACAAAACAAATGTTAAGTAGATATCATACAGATCTGAGAAATATGTAATTTCTCTATCCAGATCTACTACAACACCTAAACATTCTTCAAAGATCTGTATCAAACCATTTGTGAAGGTGTCATACTGAGCTTCTTTATCAGATGCTTTACATGCATCTTCAAAGTTCTCAATAGTATTATCATCACCGTCCATCGTGGTTCTTACATACTCTAGAATATAGTCGGTTTCATACTTGAACTCTCCAGTAAAGTTTCCAAATTTATTACTGATTTGATCTCTAATATTATTTAGAAATACAATTTCAACACTTTCAAGACAAGAATCGTCGTCAGTTGACAAAAATAATTCATCTTCGTTGTTATTCATAAACTCCCCATCATTCGATATTTACATTAAAATGTTTACTTTAATAAGTTTGTGTTAACAATGAATTGATTATATTCTTCAACTTTACATTTAGGATATATATTAATTAATGGATAAAGGTTATTTAAATAATAAGGAGAGGTTATTATGATGCAACAAAATCCTTTTAACATGTTTGGCGGCATGTTTCCTGGAATGAATGTCGGTAACATGACATTCAATTTGAATCTTGGAGCAGCTGCTGGAAATCCTATGGCTCAACAAGGATTCTTCGCTAATCCTCAGATTTCTCAAGGGTTGGATCCTAGCATGGCACTGTCATACAATGATCGTGCAAACGTTCTTGCACTAGACTATGACACATCTATTGAAGATAATACTTCAAAAGTTGAAGTTATTGAATCTCATGGATCTGATAAGTTTCGTTTCGAGAATGTGTATATCGATAGCGAATATACAATTCGTGTAAAGTCTACTCGAAGTATTAACAAACCTTCTGGGAAATATGTTCCGCTTAACGAATTCTATAAAGTATTCGAAACGTTGGATGGAGCGACTAAGGGAAATGTAGATATTCATGGAAAGATCGTTAATAGAAATGGTGAACTCCCTACAGTATTGTACGTTGCAGACTTTGCAGATATTCCAGGAAATTGTATTGATGATATGCTTATACACGCAATGTCATTGTCTATGAAAGCGGGGTTCAATTACTTCTTCTTCATTATTGAAGAAACTGGAAGTGTTGTATTCGGTGAGCCAGAAAGATCTTTGTGCTTCAATGATAAAGGTTTGTTTAGAAAAACTATCTATCAAATCTACATTCCAAAACATTAATTAAATAAGGTAGGGATTACTCCCTACCTTATTTTTTGTATTAATCATAAAATCATGTCTATATTAAGTTATGATAGATTAGGGAAATAAGATAAGGTGTCTTATAACTCTACAACTTAAAATAAAGGATTTATCATGAATAAAGAAGAACTTATTGTAAAAATGAGCTCATTTACAGGAATGAGCGTTTACCTGAGAAAATTTTCAGGCAATAATATCGTTGGAGTTATTTCATTTCAATGGGATAAATGCGAAGGCATTTACTGTATAGGGATGGGATCCCTTACAGTTGGGTATTCAATCCGGAATGATGTTATATCATTCCGGGAAATATCAGGAAGATTTTCCCAATTCGGGATTACTCCTGAAGATCTCGAACAAGTAGTTCGAGATGAAATTAAGAATACCGGGGAATAATCCCCGGTATTTTTTTTTGTTATGCAACGTTTCCAAATATACGATCCCAATTATTAAACACCGATTTGAAATCGTTAGTTCGATTAACTCCACGATTTTCAACATACATAGGTTTAACAACACTATTTTCGTTATCTTTAACGTTTGCAATGTTTGATCTAATATTATCAAGATCATCACTATCTTCCAGTGAATCCCCATCAAACTCTCCAGAAACTTTATGAATTTTAGTCTTCATACCATCTCTAAAGATTTTCTTAGATGTAAGTAAATTAGACAGATCTTCAATAGAATGAATCTCATTCTGATGACTCATGAGATCATTATACTGATCTCCAATGATTCTTCTAAGTTTACTATCAGTTTTCTTTTTAGCATTACCAGAGTTTCCAATAACTCCGACCATATTACCTTTATCGAAGTCAGACAATATTTTAGACTTATCTATATACATTCCTACATCTTCCACATAAAGTAAAAAGTATAGTCCTAATAGATATGCCATAAGTGTATCATCATGGTTTCCTGGTCTATGGTCTATTCTACCATTTCTAAGACGGATAAGTCCTGATATTTCAGAAATAATAGTTTTATCCATAATTCTATCACCATATTCATCAACTGCAATACGAAGTAATACATTGAAGAGTATAGGGCGAATTTTCTTACTGTTGAAGATACCTGGGCGATCTGGTCCTTCATGGTATACTCTACGAGTTCCACCAGGGATGTAACTTACGATATTATCGATAATTGCACCATTGTAGTTACGCTCAGGGAATATTACCAAGTTAGGGAATAGATCAGTCATGATACTTATGATACCCATCGAATAAAGAGTTGTACTTTGAGAGTTAGTTCTCATTACAGCAACAACTTTAAAATTGGTAGGATCTATAACAACTAAAGTTGAGAAGTCTCCTTTTAAGTTACCACCTAAGTCCATACCACCGATCAACTGTTTACTACAATCAAATTTGCTTAGATCAACGTATATACGCATTGCATATGTATCATTAATAATAGCGTGGTCTAATGGAGATTTAATAAGAGTATTCAATCTCTCAATACGTTCTTGACCAAGAGGGTGTTCAGTGGAAATATCTTTCCATTTATTAAGAACTTCTCGATCTAGCGTATCTTGCGGAGTAGGAGAGTTAGCAAGACGACGTTTTTGATCATCAAGATAATTCTCATCTTTACCAAGGTCATAATACATGAAGGAAAGATCAATGAATCCTGAAGTGGAAGTATTGTTAATAATTGTTTTAACAACTTCAATTTCCATATCATAATAAGATTCAGAGAAGTCTGCACAACTCATAAGGAATTTATAAGACCATTTGCCTTCTTCGGTATTAAGGAATCCTGCAGTAGTTGTCATGATCTGATGATAAGGAGAACCATTTTCTCTTGCGAGTTCAGATGCTTTACTATATGCGAAAGAGATACTATCGTACATTTCACCGATATAGCTAATGAACGCGATCTCGTCAAACCACTGAGAAGGAGTTGTAAGTCCTCGACCAGCTTTTCTAGCACCATCAGGATTTCGAGCAGGAGCACGACAAGATATACGATTATCATTAGATCGATTGTACATCTCTCTTTCATTATCTCTATCCTTCTTGCTATCATACTGATTAAGCCAATCCGGAAGATTATCTCGTATATCTTTTACACCTTGAAGGTTTTTCTTTACAATAGCATCTTCGTGTGCAATGAATACCATTTTATTGTGGACACTTCCCCAATAATAAAGGTAATTGTATATAGTACACATAGTTGTAGTTTTATAAGCCTGTCGCGGCCATACTACAAACGCACTTATATCATTGATAACTGCCCATACTAAGGCTAATGTTCCACGATGGAACTCAAATCTTGCTACACCACCACCTGCAGGAATTCTCACAATTTCTCTGAAGAAGTACCACGGATTATTAATAATCTCATGAGTAATCATTGCCTTTTCCAATTCAGTCAATGTTTCAGAGAATGGATCTACATGCAATAGTGCAGGATTGTCTAACCTGAGCATAAATTTATTATTCTTTACACCCATCTCACCGAGTAGATACGCCATCTTGACGGCAGAATCATTCGTTGTATTAAAATGGATCATTTACATAACTCCCCAGTTTCTGTAATAACTACATTAAGATGTCTATATTAAGTTATGACAAAGTCGGATATAAGATAAGATTTCTTATACTTCGCAAAATTTTTCTATGGTTCAAAGTAACCAGGAACGGATTTATTATGACTACTCTTACAACAACTGAGCCTGTATCTAAATTTTCTCTCACTATCGCTGATTTTAAGGCAAATAATGTTGACATGATATGGCAGCAGGAATGTATATTTAACGGGGAACTTACCCCGGTTAAATATAAGGTTATTGTGGATGATGAGTACAAATTGAAGTTAACATTATCGTTCCCCGATCTTGGGGAATCACTTACAATGAACCTAACAGATATTCATGAGGAGTATCCAGAAAATGATAATGGGGAAACCCATTATGAAGATCAGATGGGAAGCTTCATCGTGAATGTAAAGCTTACCGATGAAGTTATTTACTTTACAATCTATAAATAAGATTGTAAAGTAAATAGAAAGAGGAGGGAATTAACCCTCCTCTTTTTTGTTATAATTCGGATAATAATCTTTTAAACATATTTAAATTATGTTTTTCAAGACTAGACATCGATTGTTTAAATTTTTCATAATCTTTTCCAAATGTTAAACATTTGAATTTATAAAAATTAGTTTTAACAAACAATCTCCCAATGAATTGAGCTTTCGCTGTTTCAGATATGATAATTGAAGTATTATGCAAACTATCTTTAATTCTAGAATTTTCAACTTCAACTACACTCTTATCTAAAGATTCATATCTCCCAATTATCATTTTAATAATTTTCAATATTTTAGATTTATCATCAATTTTATCAAAATTATAATCCGTAAATGGAATTATACGATCTTTATCATCAGAATCATAACCTGTAATATCTGCGATAGTTTCGGAAAAGTCTTTAAAATTCTCACGATTTCCATCTCGCTTATAGTATTCAAAATCTTCACGATCAATACCATTTACCGAATTTATAAAACTTCGAATATTATCACTGTAGGTCGATATTACATCTTCATAGATATCATAAATCTTGAAATCATCATATTTATTTAAGATTTTTTCAAGTTTATGATTATCTAGAAGTTTTTTAATGAAGTCGCCTGCAGCCGACTCTACTGAAAATTTTCTTCACCAACACTAATTTTAAAATCGCCATTATTCGAAGAGATTTCAGCACTCTCGATAATATCGGAAATTTTACTAATAGTAGTCTGAGCAACCTCAGCTTCATCTTCAGTCAGATTACCAGTATCTACAACCATTGAAAGTTTAATAGATCCTTTATATGCTTCAGCAAGAGCTTCTTCATCTTCAGACTCAGCAGCAAATTTCGCATCAGAAATCAACTTATCACAATATGGTTTAATGTCTACTCCGAGTTTTGTATCACTCATAAACAGAGAAATCATATTCTGAGAGGTCTTAGAGAAAATGTTTCCAAATGCCCATCCACCTTGTTTGAGATCTTCAGTATCTTCGGATTCGTATGAAGTTTTAGGTCCACCACGAACGTTGAGTTTGTTTTCCATATCATTACGCATACTATACATCTTACTTGTAATAGAAGCAATGTAGCGAACAAGACGGTAAACTGTACCCATACCTGTGATACGTCCACGAATATTCATGAATTTATCAAAGAGGCCGCTTTTATTTACGATATCTTTAATATCTCCCTGTCTATCATCTTCGCTTTCATTGTCCCACTCACGAGGACCATCGGTTGCAGGAGTACAACATTTACTATCAGAAGCTGAGATAAATGTGTCTTTCTGAACGCTATACAAATATCGTTCACCTTGTTCAACACCATTAACTCCGGATCTCATAATATCTTTGACAAATTCATAGTCTTTTACAGAGATATTCTTAGATTTGTAAAGACGATCTTTGATGTCAAATACATATTTAAGAGTAAATGATCCGGAAATGATAGCTGCAACTGATTGGTAGAATTCATCGATAACTTTAGTGTAATCAGGTGCTACACTTTCGAGATATTCAAAAATTCTATTAATCTCATAACTATCATGAGTTCGATCGCCATCGAAACAACGACTTGGAATTCCAACGAGGTTTTCAATTCCAGCGTTGAAATCTTTACTGCCGATAGACACTGATGCCAATGACACCATGAATACAATAGAATTCGACACAAGGAATTCCAACATCGCGTCATCTTGATCTTTAGGAGCAACAAAGATATTCTTTGTCATGATATCTGAAATCATAGAGTTGAATACGAAATCCATACTACGTGATCCAGTCAATACTCCAGCATAAGTTCTTGATGCAGCATATTGAGAAGTTCTAGGATCTTCTGACCAACCAGCCTGATACAGAGGGCTATTCTTAGCGAAGAATCTCATCTTATCGGCAACGTATTGACGAGTTCCTTTGAAAGATACGTTCGAATAATATTTATTCAAACTTCCAATGGTACTTACAAAGATAGATGTCGCAAACTTCGTACTGATAACGAAACTATCCATCATTTCAGTCAAGAAAGTTCTTGATGAAATATAACTGAGAACCTCACCTACAACAGATCTGAACAGAGTTCTAAACGTTGAAGTGTCAAGACTCTTAAGTGCTTCGCCTTGGAGTTTATTCCAAACATGGATAGTTATGATTCTATACATATCATCTTTATCGATATGGGTGTACACATTGATAATGTCAGATTTGTTGAGAGTCTCAACATCTTCAGGTTTATCAAGAGCTGTACGAGCCATCGGGATACAGTATGAAAGTGGTATCAGTGTATCATCGATTTCACAATCAATTTCACGACGGATTGTAGAAAACTTATCAGATTCGCTATCACTGAACTCAACAGCTTTAAAACGTTTAAGAAGTGTAGTGAAAACGTTTTCACCCTTCTTAGGATGTCTAACATTGTCATCAAGACGATAAAAATGTTTAATCGCATCGAATCCAGGGATTACAGAATCCGCAGTAAGTTTTACATTGTTGGTAGATGCGTCAATTGGTTGAATAATTGATCCAGCTTTCAAACCATAAGATCTTCTAAGTGTATTATAACTTGAAGAGAATGTTTTGAGAAGTTCATCATAATCCGCATCATTGACACTGTTACCACGTTCATCGCTGAGAACTTTGGTTAGCAACTCAGTGTATTCTTTAACATAATTCTGCAAAATCTGAGAGATGTTGAAGTCATAGGTATTGAAAAACCCTGTTAATGCAAACTCTCTCAGGTTGTTACTAGTCTTAGGATTTCTATCAAGATCCATATAACCGCCTTATTCAGATTAAAATTTCTACAATATGATGTCCATAAAGAAAAGAATTTAGTATGGGATTTCTCCCATACTAAACTATAAATACTAATCTTCGGATTTATCAACATGATGGTTGATACCAAGACCTGCAAAGATAGAAGCACGACGTTTGTACTGAGAATCAACGTGTTGATAGATCTCTTTTACAAGGTCGGTAGTTCTTTCGATATCTTTCTGAACACGTTTGTACAGTGCAAGATAATCTTTTACAAGTTTGATAAGACCTTTTACAGCTTCATTCGCATTCTTATCGCCATCATATTTTGAATCAAGTTTGATAGCGTTTTCAAGACCTTTTTTGAAAATATTAGTTCTCATAAGTCCATTAATACTGTTGATCTGATACATATATGTATCAGGCCATTTGAGAATCTCAACGATAGTATTCTTATGTTTATGCTTACCTTTTTCGGTATTCTTAACATCTTCATTATACTCTGAAGTAATTGTTTCCAATTCTTTAGAGCATTCTTTGATATCAGATATGATTTCCGAAATATTTCCGCTACTAACTCTAGATTTGAAAGATTTGAAAAGTGCTTCAACTTTCTTGTATGAAACCTTCATTCCTTCAATAGCTTCACCAACGTTTCCATTAAGATAAACACCAATGATATTATATCTATCAGTGTTAGCTTTATCTTTAAAGATTTCGTCAACGATCTTTTCAACAAGACTTGTATTTGCACGTCTGAAATAGATGTAAGGTCTATTTACATCTTTGATAGCCTCTTCAAAGTTCAAGATGAGATCAGCAATTCGACGAACTGCAACCAAGTATGGAATCATATGTAAAATATTTACCAAGAATGCTTTAGCTGCATCAAGGAATCCCTCTTCTGAAACTTTATTTGGATCAAGATAATTCTCAAATCCAAAAAGGCTTTCCAAACCATAATACGATTTCCAAAATTCTTCTGACATTTGAATAATGTTAACGTTTTCATCAAGTTCTTCAGAATCGATAGATTTCTCTTCGAAAAGTTCTTCCATATCGTTTTCTAATGAAATTGTATCAGTCCATTCCATATAGTACTCCTTAGTAATTATACATTACAATGTTTCTTTAATAACAAATATGAGTATATATAACATTATGGTATGGAAAGTATATCTATACTAACAATTAAACTTTTAAGGGAGATGTTTATGAAATTCGGAATCAAAAAACCAGAGATCGTTGTGAAGAAGGATTATCGAGTCGGTATCAAAATCGAGGAAGATGTGCAAGTATCGGCGATTGCAGTATTCGTGAAAAATGATAGTGGGAAAGTTGTCCCAACCGCAGATGTGTTGATATGGTTCGAAGAGCGTGATGATAAAATTGATTTCACTCTTTGGAACTTGCGGGCGGAAGCGGACTATGATATCGGAAATCTCAGACAGATTGTTTTATATGACAGATTTGGGGAAACCCTTGAAGAATTCAACATGAATGGTGCACTCGTTGAAGTAATCGAAAGACATCGCGTTGTTGATAGTAAAATCATTGCATGGTAAAATTTTAAATAGGAGGGAATATCCCTCCTATTTTTTTTTATTTATGCGTCTCCACCTTCAACAATACTATTACATGGGGGAACTATACCACATGAAGTAATTATACTGTAAACGCTAACCCAAGTAACAAGGTTTACAGGTGGAATTTTACCAGTTTTATTGAAGTGTTCTCCGCACTCTACAGCACTCATACCCATTTAGAAGATTCCTTATTTAAATCGTGTATGAATGATCTAAAATAGAAGTGTTCATTAACACCTTCTCTATATAGACCATTTTTAACTTCTGTTAATTCAAATTTGTGTCGTCGTAGTAAAGGTTTGAACGAATCGTGATTATCATCCGAAACATGAAGTTCTATCCCTTTTGGAATAGAACCTACGGTACTATACATTATATCTCGCATATAATTAACTACATACCCGAATAACATATGTCCAATACCTTTTTTAAGACAAACAAAAGTGTTTATCTTAAACTTTTTCATGTTAACCACTGCATAACACGATCCTGGGAAGAAGATTATATCATGCGTTTTATCAACCAATATTTTATGCTCAACAACTTTGGATATGAATTCAGTGAAATCCGGATAGAACTCTTTAACGTGACCTTCCAAATGATCTTTAATATTCGAAGAATAATATTGATATTGTGGAGATCTAGAATAATCGCTTAAATGTAAGAATTTTGGAGACATAGTTACATCTCAGATTTAGATAAGTGTACCAATGACATTTCGATACGATTTTCATGACAATGATTGTAGCTACAATTTGTACAATCTTTAGCTCCATTCTCAAGAATTACGGCATCTCCAGCATCAATGCCAGGACATGTTGCTTTGTAATAATACGGGCATGTACAAAATAAACAATTGAATCCATGTTTTTCAATATCTACGCTATGACATGGGAAGAATATACAATCACGATTTTCAAAGTAATTGTGTTCAAATGGAAATCTTCTTTCAGGATGATCAGTAAGTTGTGCAATCTTTTGCAAATTATTGAGACGACTCATTTCCGGATCACTATTAACATAATCTTTACCAAATGATGAACTCATTATTTATTCCCCTGCTTACGTTTTGATATAACTTTTTTCATTCTTTCGACGATCTTTTCATACAGATTTACAACTACATTAGTCTTATGTAGTTGCTCGATTTCATAGTCTGGATCATTTTCAATAAGTTTGAACGGGTACGTCATAACACTCTCCTTGATGTATTAATATGTTTAATCATTAATGAAAATAGTATTAGAATATATATTTAATATTGGATAGATATATGAATATTTACTATCTTAATTATATTAACAAAGAGGTTTAAAATGACTGCGACTGACATTTATTCAAAGTATAACCCAAAAGGTGGTTATAAACTTACTGTAGGTGAGGGATTATATCTTAGAGCCGATACAGCGATGATGTTTATCAACTCCGAATCGCCGGAACCAAAAGTTGTTGAAGATGTTAAAATTCTTACACATCTTGAAGATATAGATAGATCTATTGTGGTAAGAGCCGCTTCAGTAGAAATTGAAGCCGGGTGCTTCATATCTATTGATCACATTCGGAACTTTATAAAGATTGGTAAAGAAAAATACTTCAAAGTTAAGGTTGTAAAATTTAAAAATTGAAAAGTGGGATAACTCCCACTTTTTTTGGACATTTTATTGATAAACTATAATCGGAGGATATAATGAGCAATGACAAATCGTTAGAGGATGCAATTGGCGAATTGTTCGGAGAGAGTAATGAAAATCAACTATATATGATAGTTGATATCGATGGAACTATTGCCGAACTAGGCGATAGATTGAAATGTATTGAAGAAGAACCTAAAGATTATGATCAGTTCTTTAAGAGATGTGGAGAAGATACTCCTATTGCTGAAACGATCGCACTTGTTGAAACTCTTGATAAAAACCTAAAAATTGTAACAGTATTTTGTACAGGTCGCCCGGAAAGTGTTAGAGATATCACTGTAGAATGGCTTGGAAATAATGTAAAAATTTCAGAGTATAAATTGTTAATGAGACCTGACGATACTCTTGGTGAAATACACGATACTGAAGTTAAAACCAAATTAATGGATGATAACGGTATCAATGTAAATAATACATTGTTTATCCTCGAAGATAGAAATGTTATGGTTAAACATTTCCGCGATAAAGGTTATAAAGTCTTACAAGTTCGAGATGGTGATTTTTAAATAACTTTAAGTGGGGATATTCCCCACTTAATCATTATTTTATTTATAAATTTAAGTCTAATTCACGATAAGATTTTTCTGTGATTCGTTTTCGATTTGGTACGATAACCTTATCTTCAATGAGTTGTTTATGCTCTTTACTTCCCTTGACAACCACTCGCATAACAACTCTGTTACATCCACATTTGCATCTAGTGTCTAAAGCTACCTTCATCAATTTAACTCCTATTAAACCATGACATCTATTAGAATGTTTTGCAAAT